AACTAAAAAGTGTCATAGGAAGAGTGTTCCAATTTAACGGAAATTCTAAAAGTGCTACAGGAAGAGTGTTCCAATTAAATAGAAAAATAAAAAGTGTAACAAGAAGAGTGTTCCAATTTTATCAAAACAATAAAAGTACAACAATAAGAGTGTTCCATTTTTACTAAAACAATAAAAGTACAACAATAAGAGTGTTTCAATTTAACGGAAAACTAAAAAGTGTAACAGGAAGAGTGTTTCAATTTTATCAAAACAATAAAAGTGCTACAAGAAGAGTGTTCCAATTTAACGAAAACTAAAAAGTGTAACAGGAAGAGTGTTCCAATTAAATGGAAATTATAAAAGTGTAACAAGAAGAGTATTTCAATAAAAATTATAAAATTATATTTTAATTGACGATCTGTCCATTAATAAAAAAATAAAACAAATAGATCACTTAATTAAAATGGAAAACAAAAGCATTAATTTAGATATTGGTTATATTTATGTTTTATTGTGATAAAACGATTATAAGTAAGATATTTCTGGAGAGTATTGATAAAGATATAATATTTTTTATCTATTAATAATTTATAATGTCATATCGAGATCAAGGGAAATATGTGGATCTTAAGATAAATGGTAGGTTATTTCCGAGTTATATTCTAAAAAATTATAAATTTTACAAAGTTCCTGAATATTTGATGAATGAGAAGGATGATCCGTGCGGAAGAAAAATGAAGTTAGAATTAAGAAATTATCAGATTTTTGTTTCTAAATATTTGGATTATAAAAGTCCTCACAGAGATATATTATTATATCATGGTTTAGGATCAGGAAAGACTGCCAGTGCTATTAATATTTACAATATGTTATATAATTATACTCCGGCTTGGAATTGTTTTGTTCTACTAAAAGCCACATTATTGAATTCAACATGGAAGAAAGAATTAGATCGTTTCTTATCAAAGGATGAGTTTGAGTTTAGAATGAAGAACATTGTATTTATAAGCTATGATTCACCTACTGCAGACAAACAATTTTTGGAAGCAGTAAAAAATTCAGATAGTACAAAGAAATCATTGTATATTATAGACGAAGCTCATAATTTTATAAGAAATGTTTACTCTAATATAAATAGTAAACAAGGTAAGAGAGCTCAAACAATTTATGATTATATGTTACAAGACAAGAAGGAAAATGAAGGTGTAAGAATCGTATTGTTATCAGGAACGCCAGCCATAAATACTCCATATGAAATTGCGTTAATATATAATTTATTGAGACCAGGAACATTTCCAAAAAGCGAAGCAGTATTTAATCAAATATATGTAGCTCCAAATGGCAAGTCAATAAATCCAGCAACTAAAAATATGTTTCAAAGAAGAATATTAGGTTTAACATCATATTATTTGGGTGCAACTCCAGATTTGTTTGCGTCAAAGAAGATACAGTATGAAGATGTAAAAATGTCAGAATATCAGGAAGATATTTACAGTTATTTTGAGGAAATAGAAGAAGTGATGGCAAAAAGAAAGAAGAGCAAACAAGGAGGTTCTGAGACATACAAATCATATACCAGACAGTCAAGTAATTTTGTTTTCCCAGCTATCAGCCAAAATGTTACAGGAGAAACTCGTCCAAGACCTGGTAAATTTAGACTTACAGAAAAGGAAGCTGAAAAAATTACAGAAGGAAAAGGTAAGTTAAAGTTAGAGAAAGGATCAGATAAATATTTACACGTTCAGCAATATATAAAAACTTTGGAAACTTTTGTAAGCGAATTCGATGGATACTTGGCTGATGCAAAATCACAAGATGATAAAAGTGATCACAATATTGTAACTGATTTTAAGAATTTTGTTAGTAAATTTAATTCAAATTTTAATAATTTTGCGACAGATGGAATAAGAAAATCTAAATTATTTGAGGCAATGTATAAATGTTCAGCGAAAATGGTAAATATTATTTTTAATATTATGATGTCTCCAGGTCCAACACTTGTTTATTCAAATTATGTATTGATGGAAGGTCTTCAAATTTTCAAAATATATCTAAAATATATTGGATTTAGTAGATATGATTATAACAATCCAACCGATGGTACAGATCAATTTAGATATATGGAATATCATGGTGGCATTGATGCCGTGGAAAGAGGTAAAAGTTTAGACATTCATAATAATCCTGAAAATAAGCATGGAAAGATAGTAAAAATCATGATGATTTCACCTGCTGGTGCCGAAGGTATTTCTTTGAGTAATATAAGACAGGTACATATTATGGAACCATATTGGAATGAAGTACGTATAGTTCAAATGATAGGTCGTGCTGTTCGTCAATGTTCTCATAAGGATCTGCCAATGAACGAAAGACATGTAGATATATATAGATATAAATCTGTGAGAGGTAAAGGAACGAAAATAACAACTGATCAATATATTGAAGAATTAGCAAGAACTAAACAAACTCTGATAGATACATTTTTAAATACTCTCAAAGAAGCAGCCATCGATTGTGGATTAAATAAAAATGTCAATATGTTGGCAGAGGAATATAGATGTTTCCAATTTGATGAACCAAGTCTTTTTGATGATGAAATTGCAAAAGCCTATGCTGATGATGTTAATGATGATATGAAATTAGATAATGGTTTGAACAGTACTAAATCTCAAGTTGTGAGGATTAAAGTGAAGAAAATAAAGGCAGTTAAACAGTTAACTCCGGAAGATGAAAACGGAAAAGCAGAATATTCTGAACCAGAATATTATTGGTATTATCCGGACTCATTAGTTGTTTATGATTTAGAATTATATTTTGCTGTCGGAAAAGTTGGTGTTGATTCAGATGGTTTGCCAAAGAAATTAGATAAGGATACATATGTAATAGATAAATTGGTTCCTATACCATTAATTGATGAGAGAGATAGAGGAAAATAATATATACGTTAAAATATACGTTAAAATATACGTTAAAATATACGTTAAAATATCTTGATAATAAATGTTAAAATATAATATATGAGATCAATTTCAGACGATACAATAACAGATCTTAGTAATAAATTTGCTAAATTATGTAATCTTCCTGCCACTTATGACAATTTGTTGAAATGTAAAAATTACATAACAAGTATTATCGATGAAAATTATAAATACAATGAAGAGATAAACTTAGAAAATTTGTTAAATGAAATCACAAAAAAATATAAGGAAAAGTTGACATACATAAATGACAGAATAAACAGCAGTATTTTTTTTACAGAAAACAATGTCAATAATATATTGGAAAAATTAGTTGAGCGCATTGGATTGGAAACAAATGTGAATGACGATATGATACTAAAAACATTTGTCAAAATAAATATGAATATCATATATACAAAAAATCTTTTAAATATTGGTGAAATAACTGAATCAATTTTGGAAGATTTAAATAATAAAACAGTGGATCAATGTGAAGAAACATATAAACAACAATTAATCAAAAAAAATTAAAAAAAAACTTTTATCAGATATAAATAGTATCTATATATGTAAAATGGAATTTATAAACAAGGTCAGATAATAGTTCTAACTTTCAAATATCTTAAAACAATAATAATAAATTAAATTTTAATAACTTATTATTAAAATCGAAATAAATAATTTTTTAGATATTTACGGATATCGCAAATAAATTTAATAATATCAGTAAATTACAAATAAATTTAACTTTCATATTTAGTATTAGTGTTAATTTCATTTTCAACAACACCCACAATAACAGAAATATAACATTTTAATTTTTCCAGAACTTTTTTAAGACAAATACTATTTTCTTCTCCTCTTTTCGATTGTTTATAAAGAACACTAAAATCAATTTCTTTTTGTTTACTATCAATAAAATGTAACTGCTTACCTGATGGGGTTAAAATAGAGAACGTTAGTTTATCAAGATTACCAAGATTTGAATTATTATATATTCTGGAACCATTTGAAGTGACCCACATAACATAATCTGGGCCCATCGATTTGTCAGGATATAACACAAAAGAATTATCAGTCAAAAGGGTATTAGTTCCCAATATTCTGCCGGATGATAATTCATTTATCTTGAGTATGAGATATCCATAAGACGTTAAGTGAGTGCATCTGTCGGAATGTTCAAAATCATATTTATTATTTTGTTCAAATAACATGACTGTTTTGGGAAGCATAATAAAATCAATTTTAACATATTTAACATTTTTAAATTTTCTATCAATGACAGGTGCCGGACTACCTTCAAAATAAGAGTTATCTTCATCATCATATTTTTTATTACCATTACGAGAGTTTAACTGTTGTGGACCAATACCACCAAATATAACAGTAAATTTAAAGGGATTTGGATAAACCGATATTTTTCTATCATTACTGTCAATATTTATTTGATATTCAGTGACCCTTTCCAATAACATATTATCAGCCACATTATTATGAACAAGATTACCTTTATTCGAGAAATCAGTTTTATCAATCAACTGTTTACTTTTAGAGTAAGATTTGTCAAAATTATACAGACCATTATTCATAGAACTATTAGAACTTATTCCATTATAATTAAACATATAAAATACAATGATATAAAAACAAAGTGTATGCAAACTCTTATATGCAATACAATAAACTTTAAAGTCGTGTTTTATTCAGCAATAAAAAAATAACAGTAATTATATAGATAATGGATATAAGTAGTTTGTTCTTATCGAAAAATAATATAGAGATGTTATCCAAGAAATTTTCACAGAATTTGAAAATAGCTAACAATCCTAAATCTTTCATGGGATGTAAAAAAATTATAGAAAGTCAGATGAGAGATGTTTTTAAAAAATATGGTAATAAAAAACCAAAATCAGTGTCAATACCCGAGTTTGTTGATAAACTTTTACAAAAGAGTCTAGAGGAAAGTATTAATTTGTATGTTCAAAGAAAGAAGCAAAAATATTCTACACAGGATGTAGGAAAATATCAGATGGATAGAGATTCGGAAATTCATGGAGGTGAAAGAAAACCTGTAATGAAAAGACCACAATATACTCATGGTATGAAAGGTAGTGAATTTCCTGGTGTAATGGACAGTATGCAAGGAGGTGGGTCAAATTTTGCACCTTTATCAGCAGTTATTGGAAATGGTATGTACACTAGAGCAGATGGTACTATGGGAACACCTGAAGATTGGAATAGACCTGCAATTGAGGGAGCAAAATACACTGGAGGTAAGCAAAGTCAAGAAGAATTGCAAAGAAAAATAATGATGAGAGAACAAGAATATGACCGTAGACCATCTAACGGTGGAAATATGGGTGGCATGGATATGGGAATGGGAATGGATATGGGAATGAATAATATGGGAGGTTTTGGTGGAAACAATATGGGAGGATATGGCGGTAACAATATGGCTCCCACATATAATCCCAACCCATACGGTAGACAAAAACCACCTGAAATTAATTTTGCATTAGACGGTTCAAATACAACAGGTTCAGCACAAAAACAAAGGGAAGAAATGAGCAAATTTAATGATATGATGAATTCTATGTCTAATAATCCAAATATGGGTATGGGTATGGGCATGGATATGATGAACATGGACATGATGAACATGGGTATGGCTCCTGGTATGGGTATGGGTTCTAATATGGGTATGGGTTCTAATATGGGTATGGGATCCAATATGGGCATGGGTTCTAATATGGGTATGGGTTCTAATATGGGTATGGGAATGAATATGGGTATGGGTTCTAATATGGGCATGGGAATGAATATGGGATCTAATATGGGAATGGGTTCTAATATGGGAATGGATATGAATTTTATGCAGAATTCCAATATGGGTGATTTTAATTCCATGATGAAAAATAATGATTTAAATGACGGAAAATTAAACGATATGGATTTTAAAACAAGAATGAATCAAATGCAGCAGGACAGGAACCAAATGAATATGAATGTAGGATCTAAACCAAAAAATTTTAATCCGATGATATCGCCGAACATGAATCCGAGGCATCAGCAACAGGTACTAAATCAGGGTTTTATTAAAGGGAGGGGGGTGGGCATGCCAGACTTTAAAAATATGAAGTCTGATGAATTGTTAAAATATGTAGAAAAAAAAACTGAATCAGCACAGAATTATTCTATAGATTTGAAACAAATAAAAAACATGAGTTCAGAAAAACTAAAAGAAATAAAAAGTAAAATTATAAATCAGTTAAATATTCAGATGAACAGTGATGATTCAAAATCCATAGAAGAAAAAATCGAGAATAACTCCAACATTGACAAATCAACTATTTTGGATTTAATTGCACGATTAAAAGGGCAAACGTCGAATGATATATTGGAAAAAACAGAGATAAAAATAAAGCCAATAATTGAGAAAAAAACAAAGAACAAAAATATTAATATGAGTGAAGACATTAGTGATGCACTAATTAATTCAGATGATGAAGACAATAATACAAAAACAATTAATATAATATCAGATTCTAAAGAAAGTCAAATACCTGAATATTACAATGATTATATGATAACATTCGACGAAATAAAGAGCAATAAAATATTTTCGTTTGAAATGCAAAATCTTAAATTTTCAGGTTCAAACACCATAATAACGGAAAATAACAATAAATTCACAATAATTACAAAAGAATATGAACAAAAAATTGAATTTGAGGAAGGAGAGTATACTATAGATGAAATGTTAGAATTAATACAATCAAGTTTTGATGAAAACAGTTTAAATTTGTCAATTATTTTGAACAAAAAAAATAAAGTTATTATTGAGAATAACACTGGTGATAATTTTGAAATAAAAAACAAAAAAAAATCAGTGTTGAGATTATTAGGATTTACAGACGAGTATTATGAAGGAAGTCATCGATACGAATCAAATATGGTTCATGCTCTTAATAATACTATATATATGTATATATATTACGGAATATCCACAAATGAGGGCAGCAATCAAAAAAATGTTTTTGGAGATGAACCATTTGCCGAAATAAATTTCAATAAAATAAAAAACGTGTACAAAAAAAATTTAATCAATCCAATAAATGTTCCATTAGATTGTTTATTCATTAAATTTAAAAACCAAAAGACTGAAGAGAATGATGCAGAAGTGTTATATAATTTTGTGGAAATATCTCACAAATTTAATATGTTGATAAAAATAAAAGAATCAAATCACAAGTCACCACAAAGATCAAGTGTTATATAGTTTTTTTGTAGAATATATTATTGTGATAATGTGTATCACTGTCTGTATTAGACAAATTTTTGTATTTTTGGAGAAGATAACCAATATTTTTTCCTAAATTTTTAGATTTTTTATGATCATTGTTATCGTCAACCAAAATTTTTCTTATTTGATCTTGGCGATATTTTAAACTTTTATAATTTTCTTTCAATTTGGAATCATTTTTGATTTCGCTAAGATATTTTTTATAAAGGTTCATAACTTTTTGTTTTTTCCTATTACTTTTACAATAATATAATTTTATTTTAGTTTCTTGTTTCAAAAGTTCAACTCTATCTCTGAGCTTATTGATTTGATCATGTATTCTGCAATATTCATCTAATAAATCAGCTTTATTGGACATATATATTATATACAACACATTATTAATAAAAATAGACATTTCTTAATTTGTTAATATCTTCGTCAGATGTTTTATCATTACATATTTTTTCAAAAGAATCACCATCCAATAATCGCAGAATAAAATTGATGGAATACACTCCACATTCAGAGTTTCCATATTGATGTCTTATTTTGTTATGATCACAAACCACATCTTTTTTTCCCAATGATAATTCACAAAATTTATGTACTCTTCTCATAAACGATCTTATTTCATTTGCTGGACGTATGCCATAAGAATCGTAAAAATATATGAGTCCTTTTTCTAGATCAGCATACATTGAAACCCAATGTGAACCGCCTTGATTGTGTTTATCTAAATTGAATACAATACCCAATTTAACTTTTCCTTTACTGATAAGTTTATTGAGATTCAAATCTTTTATCCCTAAAACAGGTAATTCGTCAAAATCAATGGGAACAGCTCCAAGAAAAACAAAATCTCTATGTTTTTTTTCATATTGTCTCATGACCTCTTCAATGTTAATAGTATTCAACCATTCAAATTTACCTTCTGGACCTTCAGGTCTAAAAGTGAATTTTAAAAGTTCTTCTTTTGTGTTATTATTCATACTATCAATAAAATCTTGTTCAGTCCAACATTTTTGACTAGAACATGTAGATTTTAATTTATTTTTTATTTGTGCTAAAAGATACTTCTTATATTTAGATGGGTTCAATGACTCGAAATTTTTATACAGTTTAATGGGAGAATTGGGATTATGTTTATTATAGGCATTTACCATTTCAATTAAAATATTTAATTGAATACAAGAATGATCTGTTAATTTGATGGATGGTGCACATTTTCCATCCCCTTCATTATTTATTTTAATTTCGGATGATCTGACACTGTCAATATCGTTTTCCATATAAAAAAATAGTAGAAAATATATATTTTTAATCAAATTTAATATCTTCAAGAACTTTATATTTTTTCAAATCGTCAAAAAAGAAGTAATTATATTGTCCATTTAAAACATCATATACACCCACCAATTCCATTTGAGAATCTCTGATTAAGCCGATTTTATCTCTATAATAACAATTATCTTTATGATAAAACTTTTCTAATACATGTTCTTTAGTTTGTTCTTCTTTTTTATCATTGAATAAGTAATTGATAATTTTCTTTTTGTCTTTTTTCAATTGTGGATACATAAGTATAAACTTGTCAACTAAATCAGTTTTTTTGGTTTTTTTTTCCATACTGTATAATATTTTAATATAATATATAATATTTAAATTAAACTTTTTCAATTTTTTTAAAATAAATAGGTGTCATAATTGTTACCATCATTCGGTTCCTCATAGTCAGAATTATTATTTTTTTTCTCTGTCTTAACTTTACTGAGATTTTTATTAGTTTCGTTAATAATATTTAATAAAGATTTTTCATATTCTATCATTTTTTTCTTATCATTAACAGGCATATTACATACAATTTCAATTTTAGCCATAATTGAATCATTTGTCTTCTTGTTCAAACTATTGATATAATTTTCAATAATACTGTATTTATCTGGATTTTTTCTTAAAAATTCAACATAACTCCAAATTTTGCGCATTGTTGGCAAATTATTTTTAAACCATTCTTTATCTCTTTGAATAGTTGAACAATGGGCGTCATCCAATCTCCAATATATTACTCTATCAAAGAAATAGTCCTTATATTCGTTCTTGTATTTTAATTCTTCTAATTTATTCATGACCCATTGATCCAGTTCGTGAGGAGTCATTTCAACATTATCTGGATAAATGAATGAAGAATTATTATAAACAGTTTCCCAATAATCATTTACTGATTCGGGTGCTTTAGCTTTCTTTAATAACTGAATTAAGCATCCTTTTTCAAATCCAGTTTCTTTAGATCTGAAAGGCTCATCAGGATCAGTGTCATTGAGAAAATCTCTTCTGGAAAAATATTCGTGAATATTACATTGCCAGAAATCGCATTCGTCCAAATCACAACATTCCAATTGTAATTGAACTTGATCCCAATAATATATTGGACAAATATTATCTTTAATTTCACCTTCAGTTTTTATTTTTCTTCTTTGTGGACATTTTATTTCAAGCATTCTTCCAACTAAGTTGGTTCTATTTCTTCCATTCTTTTTATATTCGCTGACAATACCATCAGGACTTGCTCCTAAAAAATAATATTTTTCGTGACCAATCAAACCAAATTCTTTTACGATAACGTTCATTCTATATTCATATATCATTGTAGCAATATTTTCGTACTTTTTACCGTGATAAGTATTCATATTTCCAGGAAAAGGAGATTTTGAAACCTTTTTAACAATAAATTTATATGTTGGTTCATACTTGTTTTCTCCCAGAACAGTACCAACATCACTGGCAGTTATTTTGGTATCTCTAGCTTTAAACCAAGCTTCAGTTCCTTGGACATCAATTGGAATATCCAGGAGTCGTTTTAAAGTTTTTATTCTTTTTCTAATAGTATAATTTAGAGGATCATCAGTCTGTTTATCATGAATCCATTGAGCACCAAATGGGCCAAAAGTTGGTTCCTGTTTCCTGATTTTTGGATACGTCGGTTCTGTCGGATGATTATAAGAACGCGCGTTTGAACTACCGTTAACAATTCTTTCGAATTCTTTTTCCAGTTCTTCAGTGTCAAGAGATCTGTTATCTGAATTTTCATTATCTAAAATATTTTCCAATTCAACTGTATTTTTTTCTATATTGATTGTTTTAGGTTCAATAACTTTTGCCTCAATAACATCTTTTTCTATATTGGTTTTTCCAACAATTTTAGGTTCAACTGTTTTTGGTTCCACTATTTTTGGTTCAATTAATTTTGGCTCAATTAATTTTGGTTCAATTAATTTTGGCTCAACTATTTTTGGTTCAATTAATTTTGGTTCAATTAATTTTGGTTCAACGACTTTTGGTTCAGCTATTTTTAGATCAACAGATTCTACAGGTTTTGATGATACGGTCACTAGAGAATTAGTTTGTGAAACAATTTTCTGTTTCAAATCGGCATTACTTTTAATATCAGCTTTCTCTTCAATTTTTTTGACAATTCTTCTTTTATTAACATCCAGAACAATTTTATCATTTTCTGTGTGAAGATATTTTTGTATGTATTCAGACAAAGAATTTTTTTCGATGTTAAGTTTTGTTCTATCAATAATATTATCTAACAAAGATCCTAAATCATTTATATTTGTGGCATGAGTGTTAAAGTTGTTTCTAATTGTCTCAAGAACAATTTTTTTGTGTCTGGCATTTAGCATTATTGTATATATATATATGAAAGTCTTTAAATGTGAGAATATAATGTTCAAATTTTTTAAAAATAATTGAAATATTAAATATCTGATACGTATATTCTGAGACCAAAAACAAACATTAATAATGTCCAAAAAGACGAATACAAAAATTAAATCATTGGAAATGTCGAATTCATTGAGAAACTTTGTTCCTCCCGAAATAGTAAAAACATCATTAGCTATTGCGGTTGCAGGTTCAATTGATGCAGGTAAAAGTAGTTTAATAGGTGTACTTTCGTCTGGAAAATTAGATAATGGTAATGGTTCAGCCAGAAATTTAGTAGCAAGACATCCACACGAAGTGGAAACCGGAAGAACATCTGATATTTCAACAAGAATGTTATATTGTAAGAACAGAAACAAAGCAATTACACTAATTGATCTATGTGGACACGAAAAGTATCTCAAAACTACAACATGTGGTATAACAGGTCAGTTTCCAGATTATGCGATAGTTATTATTGCGGCAAACAGAGGAATATTAAGAATGACAAAAGAACATTTGGGTATACTGTTTTATATGAGGATACCGGTAATATTGGTAGTTACAAGAGCAGATATAGCTCCAGTAGAGATATATAATACAACAATTAAAGGAATCAAGAGCACATGTAAGATGTACAATAAAACTCCTGAATTCATCAATAATTTAGAAGAGAATAGTATTGATCAAGAAAAATTAACAAAAGATTTGCTTAGAGTCAAACAAATTGGAAATATTATGCAAAATACATGTGATCATGTACCAGTAATAACAGTTTCAAATAAGACAGGATATTATATTGAAACATTAAAGGAAATGTTATTTTCTTTGGAACCACGAAAATTATGGGATTCTTCAAATATCGATGGAACAGTATTTTACATTGATACAGTTTTTAATCCTCCGGGAGTTGGACTGGTTGTATCAGGCATTGTAAAAGGAAAAAAACTATCAGTTGGTGATACCGTCCATATAGGTCCCTTTGGTCAAAACTTTTCACAATTGAAAATAAGATCAATTCATAACAATTTTAGACAAAATATTAATGAATTAAACGACCACGAAAGAGGATGTATGGCAATTGCATCATCTGATAAGATAACCAAGGAAATGATTAATAGGGGTATGATAATTGTGTCATCACCCAAACTACTTAATAATGTATGCTATAGATTTAAAGCAGAAGTTGAAGTATTGCACCATTCGGCGACAATTGGAATTGGTTATTGTCCAGTGATTCATTTGGGTCCAGTAAGACAAAGTGCGAGAATAATCAGTGTGGACCAAATAATTTATAAAAAAGCAATAAATGAAAAATCAGAAAATAATGAAAATTCATCAAATGACAAATTAACAATCAGAACAGGTGATAAAGCAATGGTAACCTTTAAATTCAAATTTAAATCTGAATTTATAGAAAAAGGAGTAGTGTTCTTTTTTAGAGAAGGTACAACGAGAGGTGTGGGAAAGATAGTAGATATTATACCAATAGCTGAGGATGCAGATCCAAAACCAGATTTAGTAAAACTGAAAAGAACAAAGAAGATAAAAAGAGTAAAAAGATCTTTAGTGAAAATTTAAATTTATTTATTTAACAATATTAATTAATTGTTTATATGTCATCAATCTAGTCGTGCAACAATATCTGTCCAATCCAAATGAACGTATTAATTTAGATTTTAATTCTTTAGCTTGTTCAGTTGATAAATTACCCAATTCTTCGTCTTTACAAATTCTGCCTAAAACAGTTTCGTATTGAATTTGTTTATCAGCTAAATTTTTTTTACAAGAAGGACATTTGAAATAAAGCATTTTGTATAATATATATAACTCATATTTTATATATTTTTATAATTTCAATTTTTAACTGAAATATATTATATGAATTTAAATAGAGGAGACTTCACCGAATATGATTTTAATAAGAAATTTGAGCAAGAGAAAGAATTAGTCAAACAATTAAATAATCAAAAAGAGAAAGATAGACTGGACAAACTAAATAATGCAAATAATATTCAGCCGAAATCACTATATGAACTTTCGGTAATCGATATATTAATTGGAATAAAAGACAGTTGGTTCGAAATGATAGATGAATTATTACAGGGCAAATTCGATGTAATAACTTTTACTAAAAACAATAGACTTTTTTATATTGGAATCACAATAATAGTCATAGTTTTAATGTTATATATGTATGGCTTATTCACTGAATCACAATCTAATTCGAATGAAAAAATCGTGAAAATATATCATATCAAACAGAATTAATTGTAAAAAGCGTAACCACTATAATCATTATTATTATTGAGTAAGGGAGACTGTACTTGTAATATATCACCTGGATTTGGCAAATCGACTAATTCCAAATTTGTGGTTGGATATAACTTGTATTCATTTTGTTTTTTCGTTTTGAGAAAATATTGATATTTTTTCTCGCTTACCTTTTTTTCTTCAGTGCCAATAAATTTACAATGTTCGTTTATTAAACATCTTCTTATGTGATATTTGTTACTATTTGGGTCTTTATATAAACAAACTTGATAAAATTTATATGTTGCGGGTTCAGGGTTATATGCTAAATCACATTTTGTGTTATTGTTTTTGAAAACATATCTAGTGTTCATTATAATATAATGTTATAATATAAAAAATAACTTTAGAATATATCGAATGTGAAAGGATCATTTGTATAGAAATTTTCTGCCTTGGGTCCTTTGTCAAGAATAATTGTTTCTCTGTCATAACCATTGTTGAATATATCGAGTTTATTTAAATAAAACACTTCGTTCATTAATTCATTGATAAGATTGTTTAATACATCAATTGACTCGTTTAATTTATTTATATAAACGTTATTACTGGGAAGATTAAAAATTATTGTGTGTAAACTGTTAACGGCCTCTTTACGTTGTTGATCTATTAAATTATAATTAAGTCCGGAAATTGTTGGATCAATTTTGGCTTCTTCATATAACTCCAAAATATTATCAATAGCGTCAACCATATCTTCGTATGATGGAGGATTATAAGGATACATATCTTGAATACTGAAAACGAAATTAGTAAATTTGGGATAATTTTGTATTTTGGCTGGAGTGGGTCTAATTAATTCAGTTTTATTTTTATAAATATTTTTTAATTTGTTATTGTCATAAACATTTTTGGAATTAAGATATAATACAATAATAACTGATATAAATATGGCAAGAATAATGTTCAATCCAATTGTAAAATTCTGGAAAATAGCAAAAACGATCAGAAATATGACACAATAGAAAAACAGCCTAGAACCATCAGTATTTTGCAACTGAATGAATAAATCTTCTTCATTATTCATATATAATAAAAATTGATTTTATATATATATAAATAAATAACAATATGGATAAGTAATATCATGGAACAATCGGTATGTAACGAAATTGAATCATTGGTTAAATCAAATATTATGTTTAGATTTGGTTTGGAATTATCAGGAACAGAGGATCCTGACAGAAAGAAGAATATACAAACTATTTTACAAAAATTCGGAACTAGACAACACAATGAATCAGTCAAAGAAAAAAGAGAAAAAATGTTTAATGATATAGATAAGGCTGTTTTTAAACAAAAATGGTCAAAATTATCAGATCATCATAAAGAAATTAAAATAAAAGAATATATAGACCAAAAATATGAAAAACATAAAAATAAAAATCAATTAACTGAATTATTATTATCCAGTCTTAAAGAAGGAAAGTTTAAAACAGACAAATTTATTAAATATGATCCAAGAAGATCGAACATAACAGAAATTTGTCACTTAGTGGAATCAGAAGAGAATTTTTATTTTGAAGAAAAGAAAATAAAAAAGAAATCTGTTACTGAAAAGATAGTCCCTGGGAAAAAACTAGCAAAACAAAGTATATAAAGATAATCCGAGATAAATATATAAAAATGGACTACAACACACTCGAAAGAGAAATGTATTCTTACGCAAATAGATATAAATTAGAAAATAGTAACAATGATAACAACAATAATGTGAAAGATAAACAAAGATTGGCCAGTGAAATACACGATAACATTCATAAGATGAATTACAGCGAAAAACTTAATTGTTATAAAAAGATAATAACAGAATCAAAAATTAATAGAGAATTATTGAGTTATGAATTAGAAAATTATGTCCCAGAAAAGAAAATAAATAATTTTACAGAATTAGTGAAAACTATTCAAAAATACTTGAAAAGATATCATAAGATGGCAGGAGGTTATTTGATAGAGGACAATGAATGGAATTTGCATGTAGAAGGAACAAAAAAATATAAATTGAAAAAGAATGAAGCCATATTTGATAATTCTCTAAAAGACAATAATGTCAATTGTGAAGAAACACATAATTTTATGAAAAACCTTGTAAATATGTTTTCAACAATGACAGATAATTTTAAAGTTAGATTTAAGTATTTACCAGATAACCAGGAAAGAATATACTGGATTATAATAAAAATTTCTGGTAAAAATTGATTTTTTATTTATTTGAGTAATATATTTAGTAATTAAGTATATTAATATAAATTTAAATGAGATTTTATAAACAAAATTTTCCCAAGGTTGATGATATTGTTTTTGTAAAGTTTAACAGACTTACAAATCAATACACAGTAATTGTAAATTTAGTAGAATACGATAATATGGAAGCAATGATATTAGCGACTGAGGTAAATAATAAAAAAGTAAACGTTGAGAAAATATTTCATAACAAGATATTACCATGTCAAGTGTTGAGTGTTGATGAAAAGAGAATGTATGTGGATTTATCATTTAAAAAAGTAACGAAAGAGGATAGTTTAAAACATCAGGATAATTATCCTTATTTGGAACGAATAATGGAATTAGGCAATGAAATAAATCAATTATATGAAATATACAAAGAAAGAAACAATTTAAATGATATAAACATATATGAACAAACTATATGGGAAATATTCGATAAAGCGGGCACCGAAAGTAATTTGGTTGAATTATATGATTCTTTAGTAAAGAACCCTATAAACATATTCCAGTATAGTTGGGACATTCCAAAGGATTTTATAGGTAAGTGTGTGGAAAATTATTTGAAAAGAACAAAAATCACGAATATGATAGTAACCAAAGATTTTGAACTGACAGTATTAGAACCGGATGCAATAAACATATTAAAATCTATAATAATAGATAATATACCAAGTGAATTGATAGACAATATGACAATAGAATGTGTGTCGTCACCAAAATACAGATTAACTGTTACAGCGAAGGATGATGAACAAATTAAAAAATTATTTGATGATTATAATAAAATAATAATGTCAAGAATAAAAAATATAATGACAATTTTCAAATTTGATGAAAATTATACTATTTCGAAAGAAAAAACATATCAATTACAACCATTTAAATCTTTTATAAAGTACTTTTAGAATTTGTTTTTGATTTTACTTTAATTAATTTGCCTTTAGAGGTTTGTACAGTGCCTTCGATATTGATTTCATCATGATGAACTTTTTCATGACATTCAACACATAAAACAATCAAATTTGCTTTATCATTTTTTCTAATATGTTTTTTATTTTTAACTAAACCATCTTCACAATCTTTTTGGAAATTAATATGATGTGTTTGTAAGTTACTAGTAAATCCCTTAACATCTTTATTATGGCATATTTGACATTCATGTATTAACACTTCAGAATTATATTTTGATTTTTTGCCAGATATCATTGAACCATAATCTTTTAATAGTTCATTTTTTATATCAAGAGCCATATCAACAAATTCTTTGTCTTGAATAATGTATTTTGCTACTGTTATACCATAAATAGATTCTCCTGGACCTTCTTTTAATTGTCTATCATAAATCAGGCTATCAGTTTTAGGATCATATGATACAGACAAATGATATGGTTTCACTGTTTTGATATCTTTAATACGAGACATTTGAGCTATTTCATGTAGGTGAGTAGCGAAAATGAAACTAGCATTTAATTTAGCTAAACTGATAATTGTACTAGCGACAATAGCATTGCCAGAAATATGTTCAGTGCCTCTACACACTTCGTCACCAATAACAAGAGTGTTAGGTCCAGCTCTTTTTAATATGGCTTTTAATTCCAACATTTCAAGAGTGAAAGAGGATAATCCTTTAAATAAATTATCGTTACCTGTTATTCTTGTATAAATAGATTTGTATGGAGAAAATACACATTGTTCTGCAGGTACAAACATTCCTGCTTGTGCCATAATCGCACATAATCCTAACGCCTTCATACTTGAAGTTTTACCAGAACTATTTAATCCAAAAAGTAACATACCTTTTAATTCTTTACCAATTTCAATATCATGAGGAACATATTCATAATCAATTATTCTTTCAATGATAGGATGTCTTAATTTTTTACATTTTATAAAACTGAAATCTTTGTTGTATTCAATGATGGGCTTTGAATATCCATACATAGATGCACATTTAGCATTTGACTTAAAGTAGTCAATAGTAGAAACAAATTTATTAAATTCTTTAAACATCACATTATAATTAACATACATATCACCAAGTTTCTGTAAATAATATTTCATATTAAGAGATCTTATATTGTTTTCCAATTCGAGAATTTGTTCAGATTTAGCTTCAAGATCTGGTAAAATTATTTTTGTATTATTGTTATTTTCTTTAAAAACTAATTTTGATACATCTAATTTAGTTCCACTGACATCAATCGTTTTTACTTTTGATAAATTATTTTTAAGAATATTGCATCGTAGTTTTGTGATATTCAAATAATAACCATCTCGTTCGTTCTTCTTAATCGAAATCAGATTATCTTTATCTATTGCCTTTTTCTTAGTTTTAGTTTTATCCTCAGCATATTCACATAATGTGTCTCTCAAATCATCAATAAAATTATTAGCCTTTATAATTTGTTCTTCAATATTATCAATATCTTTGTAAATATTTTTTTGGAAGATATTTGTTGTTATTTCTGTCAAGTTATGTTTTTTTAGCTCATCAATTTTAAACGTATTATCAAATTCATTTTTGAAATTATCGAGTTGTTTAATAAAATTTTCTTTTGGTAAATAATTTTTGCAGAATTTAGTTTTATTAATTTGTGCGATTAATTTGACAATTTGTTCATAACTTTGTATGATCATCACTAATTCATAAGGATGCAAATATCCGAGAGGAATTTTATGTTCTAATCTTTCGATATCAACAATTTCTTTCAATATACTTTCAATTTCAAGATATAATTTGCCGGTTTTTAATTCATCAGTACAATTGTATATATTATTCAATTCATTATGAAAAATCATAGGAGATGTTAATCTGTCTCTGAGATATCTTCTACCCATATGAGTGGAAGTTTGATTTACCACACTGAATAGACTATCAAATTTACAATTGATCTGTCCCATCGAATTTTCCACAATATTCAACTGATATATCGCATTATTTCCCAATATTACGTTTCTAGTATCATGATAATAATCAGGTTTATTCAAGTTATCAATTATTTTATTATTGTGATCATACAGAAAATCAAGTAAAATAATCAAACTAGTAGTAGCATATAAAAATTTATCCATTTCTAAAAATTCAATTGGATTAAGCTGACCACATTCTGGATAAACTTTTTTAAGAAATTCAGTTTGAAAATTAATTGTTGTATATTTTTTATTTGTTTCTTTACGATGATGTATATTTTTCCTATTGTGTAATTCGAGATATGCAAAAAGATCATCTTTCTTAATTCCTTTTTCTTGTTCTTTAAAATGAATAACAATTTCTGTTGGATTTATTCCTCCTAAGAATCTTAAGCATTCGTCAAGAGAATATTTATCATCTGATTCTGCTGAATAAGCCTCATGTACATAACATTTACCAGTCGTAACATCGACAGCAGACATTCCTATACATAATAAATATTTGCCGCTTTTTTGAATGTTTTCTTCAATATAAAGAGAGCAAATAAAATTATAATCGGGTTTTTGTGGACCATTGATAAATGTTCCAGGTGAATAGATATTTGTTATTTGTCTTTTAGGATTTGGTGGGGGAGTAATTTGGTCAACAATGATTAGAGTATATCCGTTTTCAATTAAAATATTAATAAATTTTGACGCAGATACCAAAGGAAAACCCAACATATAAGGATTTTTTCTATCAATGGTTGCAATTGATTTATCTTTTCTAGTACAAATAATGTTTAGTAATTGAGATATTTCTTGAAGATTTGGCCCCTCACCATTATCTCCAACTTGACCTCTAGTGGAAAAAGTTTCGTAAAAAGATCCATTTTGATATAATACTAAAGTATTTTTACCATATTTTTTACTATATTGATTATGATAGTTTATATATTCATCATACATATTCATGATGATAAAATTATAATATTATATATTTTTTGTTCTTTATGCGTTTTTTGTATATTTTTATTAAATATAACAATATATATGGGTAATATATATTTATTCGTTTTTGACTTTTTAATCACTTTACCAATAACTTTGATAAGATTAATGTTAATATATTTTTTTGGCTCCAAGTATGCAATTGAATCATTTGGATTTTTAGATGTGATGATGCATGCTGATAAAAAATATTTTAATCAAGAAGATGCAGATCCTACAATTGACACAATAAATGACGATATTCGTGTTAAAATTAATTTGGATTCACGATATAATAAAGATATATTGGTGATAAACAATAATAAAAGTTGTCTTGAATGCAAGAAATTAAAAAAACTATTATTAGAAAGAGATAAGGTAGATGTTGAAATACCAAAAGATTCATCATATCCGTTAGAAAATGATGCACCAGTAAAAGAGATGTTAGAAAAAGACATACATACAGAAACTAATGATGATTTTATTGAAAAAAAAAATAAATTGTTACAACTTTTAGATTTTAGGAATCTGAGCGTCTAGTTTTGCCTTCAATAGCATCTTTAAGCTTATGTTTTAAAAATTTCTTAATAATTTCTTTTATAAAATAAGTTGCTTTTTCTTGCAAATCATACCAATTAGTAGTTGTCTCTTTAACATATTTTCTTAATATGTTATTGACATCATCTTTGCTCAATATATTATCTTCAATGAATTTGACTTTTTTTTCAACATCATCTTGTTTATCACTATTTGCCTTCTGATTATATTCATTCATATTGCTTATCAATTTGACTTCGCCATTTACAATTTTTAAAAAATTTAAAATTTCAAGCATATCTTTTTCCTTTTTCAACCATTTATCTAAAGTTTTATAATAAAAATATTTTGTTACTTTGTTTTGGAAATCCTTGTCTCTGTTAAGATCTAAACTTGGATGTAACGGAAAATTGACTAGAGGATTAATAGTGGTAATGATTGGAGTTATAAGAGGTAAAGATGGTAATTTAGTGGGAATTATTGGAAGTGGTGATTCTGAAGTTACGATAGTTGTTGGCGTATAATAAAGTATTGACATTATAATGCTATATAAATATGTTGAGGAAAATTATTTAAAAGTCAGAATTTGATTTATAATTTAAACTGTGATTAATTTTATTTTCAATGTATATTATGAAATCACTTTTTATATTTTCAATAAAGTTTTCTATATCATTCCACTTTTCTTTTCGGTGATTGAAATATTTATTCAAAAATTTGTACATTTCATCAAAATTTATAAATTTGGATATTAGATAGTTTATTCTTTCTATTTTATAATCATTGTATGTTGACATATTATCTTTTGGATTAATGAATTTTATAATACTCTCATTTGAATACACATAAATGTGAAGTGCATTATATATCGACATAATCCATTTTTTTTTCGCTAATTCAATAAAAAAGTCTACCAGTCTCTGATCAATAATTTCCATGCTATCTCCATAAACTTTTAATATACAATTCACAACACGCGATCGTGTCACAACTGAAGTATATTTCTTTTTTTCTAGATATTCCATACCATCTTCAAGAGTTTTAATATTATTGAATATAATAAGAAAATGTTTACAATTGAAGTCTATTAGGGGAATTAGTATATCAACGCTCATTTTTTTGTATTCATCCATACTAATTGGATTATAACATTTGTCAATATCATCAATCACATTTTGATCCTCACCTATTTTATAGGTAACATGACAATAAGGAAAATCAGATTTATAATATCTCAAAGTGATGGGATGTATAGTGGAAAGATCAGCAGGATAACATGGTGATAAGCATTGTAGTCCCGACTGGCTTTTAGGGAACTTGGTATTAGTAGAATTATTCATACTAGATATTATAACATATTATATTTATTTAAAAATATTGCCAAATAAATCATTATCTGTTACTTTATCTAAAAAGTTTATTTTTTTCCTCATAACTTCACAAATTTTTGTTTCAACTGTATCTGCACAAAATAATATTATTTGGAGAGCAGGAGATTTGAGACCTACTCTATAAATTCGCCCTAAAGTTTGAATTAATTCTGTGGATGAAAATGACGGACAAATCAATGATACTCGAGGATGTTTACCGTCCAAATCATGTAAATTAATAGACTGACCACCAGATTGTATTGTGCATAATATTACTTTGACTTTATTGGTTTGAAAATAATCGATATTTTTTTGTCTTTCTTGTAATGTTTGTGATCCGTCAACTTTACAGTATTGAACATTTAAATCATCCAAACTTTTTGATATTGATGTTAGTGTTTCAATATAATTTATGAATACTGCAATGGATTTGTTATGTTCTAAATATTTTTGTATTAAATCTAATATAATTGGTATTTTTAGTTTTTCAATTTGTTGCCTTTCATAATTAATTTTTACTAATGATTCTGCACCTGAACATTTAGAAATATTTTGGTAAGAATTATTTATTAATTTAACATATTTATTGTCAATATCAAAACAATTAACATTAATTTGATTCATGGGAAAATCATTCTTGATGTCTGACAAACACATTCTTGATCCTTTTTCAGGAAATATATATTTATATATGATATTTTGCTTACTTTTTTTATTTTTATCTTGTTCTAAAATAATATTTTCAATCCACTTTTTTCCTTTTTTGAGATTATCATAAAAATTCAGCATATATCCAAAAACAGTAAAATTTTTTGGATTATCACATAAAGTAGCACTAAGTAACATAATTTTACAAACGTTTTTCAATGATAACAATAATTTGCTGTTCAAAGTGTTAACATTTCTACATTTATGTGCTTCATCAAAAATCACAATATGTTTGCGTGGATCATTTATATTCCACTTATAGTCTTTATTGTTTATTTGAAGAAAGCTACAACCTTCTCTAATCTGTTCATAATTACTTATAAATAACGGTCGAATTAAAAAGAAATTACACACATTTTTCCAAATGTTTATGCTACCCTTAGGACAAATAATTATGGGAGTTAATTTTAAATGTTTGACAGTGGCCAGTGAAGTGTAAGTTTTGCCAGTGCCAGTATCTGAACCATCAATGACAACATCATTTTTTTTCAAACAACTAATGAGATTATACACATGTAAATACTGATAATTAAACAATCTAGTACTTATGAAACTATCTAATTCAATGTTTATAAAATCATTATCAAATTCTCCTTTATTGAACATATCCATAATTCTATCATCAATTTTTTTACTGATCATTGTTGATATATTTATATTAAGTAAGTTTTTATGTACAAGCAGTTGTTTATTCAATAATAATGGTTTTTGATCGAATAATTTATATTGTCATTTTATATTATAATTGGAATGGTGTATAAATTCACATTATCAATAAGTAACTTTGACCAAGAAATATATGATAACGTAATAAAAAAGACATTTCCAAACATGAATGCTTATGATGCCAAAATATTGTTGAAATATTTTTTAAGAACAATTGATATAATTGGGTATTGTTTTGACTTTACACATATTGGAGAAAATGAAGAAGATTTTGAACTGTTTGTAAGAAAGTTAAGAAGTGAAAATTATAAAGACTGTTTTGGAATATTGTATTTGTTACTACCATTTATAAATGATGAAAGTGATAAGTCAAAAATAATATCACTAAATGATATATATATCGCAAAGAAAAAATCAGCTAATATTAATTTAGAGGAACCGAAATATGAATTTTCAAATTTACAATACGGTAGATGTATAAGAGAAGATAATATTAAAGAAATAGTTTTTACAGAAGACCATCTCAAACAAAACTTCAAATTGTTAATGGAAACAATAAGAATAGTATCAAAAAAATTGTGTATTAATTGGATTAATGTTATCCCAGTCACACCCATTATATATAGTCAAAGGAGGGAAGGTTTAAAAAGATTTTGTGAGCACATCATACAGGTGATCGATAATAATAAACCCGCAAGAACATCGCCATTTTATATGACAAAAGTTTTAGAAAGAGTTGGGGAAATAAGAGATTATGATGTGGAAGGTAAAGATGATGAGAAATTATTATACTTGGAAAATTTTCAACTTGATCATATATATGATACAATTACCAATTTTTTATATTATGATGTCAAAAATGTAAAATGGTTGATATTTGATGTTATAGCTGAAAACAAAATAGTTCCTGTGTTAGTGTTGTTGAGAATATATTTTGGAGATGTTATAGACAATGCATCAGGTGGTATGAAATGGACCGAATTAGATAAAAAGATAAAAAGAAGCTTTAGTGCGAATTGGAATGGATTGATAAGAGGAGATAAAAAAGATATATTAATAGAAGATGATGAATTCAGAAAATTATTACGAAGCATTGTGATATATTTCGACAATTATTACAAACAAAAAAATTATTTATTAAAGAAAGGAAAATATATTTCAATAAATTCACCGAACGATGAGGAAGAAGACATTGGTTATGTAAATTATGATAAAATAATAAAAAGTGCAGAAAGTTTAAACTCTGAATATGTTTACGATTTTTTGAGAGAATCCTTGGATATATTCAAAAATACTTTTTATGGTAATTTAATTTATTCAGACGCTTATAACACGACTATAAAAACAATTGATCAAATAGCAGATGGATTAAAATTTTCTGATTTATCTGATTGGAAAATAAAAAGAGTAAAAACTCCTACATGTAAAAACATTTATAATTTTGCAAAATCTTTTTGTCATTATATGGATGATGCAAATAATTATCGCGAACTGCCTCGTTTTTGGAAAAGTTTCACGGACAAAATGAAACTAGATATTATTCATCGAATTGGTGATTTAGAAGAATATCAAAAATGGTTTAATATAAGTAATAATATAAAAAATACTTATGGAAAATTACTGAGAACTCAGAATATCACAGAAATAAATGAACAAATATATTTAGTAATAAATAAAAATATATCTGATATAGTTTGTTCGGTTTTGGTAACAAAAGGATTAATGTCATTTGTGAGTTTTGCAGATAATAGCGTTTCATCATCCATAATATCAACATCATCAACTGACGAAAGAATTGTTAATCATGTACAAACACTATTGCAGAATTATGAATACGAAAAACATATATTTTTTTTGACCAATAAACCCTATGATTATCATTATACTATTGTTAGTGATGAAAATACAAAGGAACCAATTTATGTTTCTTACACAGATTATATAACTAACAAACATTACAAAGAACCAACAAAAAATTCAGTTTGGTACAAGGCATACGCTTTAGATTGGATATCGCAAATAAATTTCTTTCATAAATATTTGAATAATAGAATAATTTATGTTACTGGTTCTACTGGTGTCGGTAAATCCACTGTGGTACCCATTTTGTTATTATACGCAATGAAAGCAATAGACTATAAAGAAAATGGAAAATTAATTTGCACACAACCAAGAACGACTCCAACAATCAACAATGCTAGAACTGTTTCTGGGCAATTGGGTGTACCCATAGAAACAATAAAAACTTCTCGCAAAGCTGCAACTTATATTAATAACATCAATAGAAGCAATTACAGTGTTCAATTTAAATATAGAGGAAGGAAACACATAAGTGATATAAGTGGATTGATGTTGAGATTCGTGACAGATGGTTCCCTGAATTTGGAACTCAGCAATCCATTATTGAAAAAAACTATTATGGATAACAATGGAATCAGTTACACACCAGATAATATGTATGATATAATAGCAGTCGATGAAGCTCACGAACACAATGCTAATATTGACATGATATTGACATATATGAGATATGTGGTCAACTATAATAATTCAGTAAAACTTGTGATAATAAGTGCAACAATGGAGGATGATGAGCCAGTATATAGAAGATATTATAGAGATATAAATGACAATCGTATGTATCCTCTTGACCACAATCTACTAACTCTTGGTTTGGACAGAATAAATGTGGACAGAAGACTTCATATATCGCCACCAGGACAAACAACAAAACATAAAATTACTGAATATTACATTAATGATCATTTGATCACTGATCCTGTGACTATTGCAATGGATATTGTGAATAAAGATCCAGATGGAGGTGATATATTATTATTTAGATCAGGTCAAGGAGAAATATTAAAAGATTTAGATAAATTAAACAAAATGTTGCCACAAAATACGATAGCACTTCCCTATTATAGTCAATTGAATCCTGAGAAGAAGAAAATTATAGAATCAATACATGATCTAAAGTTTTTTATTAGAATGAATAAGACTGATGATTTTAATATTGTGGATCCAATGCAAGGCACGAATCGTTATAAAAGAGTTGTTATACTGGCTACCAATATTGCTGAAGCTTCAATTACCATTAAAACATTAAAATATGTAATAGAAACAGGCAAACAAAAAACTTCAAGATATAATTACAAAAAAAGAATGTCCGTATTAACTGAAGATAATATTTCAGAATCCAGTAGATTACAAAGAAAAGGTAGAGTAGGTCGTACGGGTCCAGGAACAGTATATTATACATATGAAAAAGGTACAATGGAAAACAATAAAACACAATTTAATATAGCAATACAAGAAATTGGAATGGAGTTATATAGAAGATTATTTGAAAATTCTAGTGATAAGATTATATTTGATTCGACCAATGATCCCAATAATCCAAATAATAAAATTGATACAAATAATTTACAATCAAAATATTCCAATGGTATTGATAAAATAATACAAAATCAATATTTTATACAAGACAATTTTTTCACTTATTATGGAAATAAGCATGAATATGATTATGACAATTATAAATCATTACCAACTTATTACGAAACTGGATTTAGTATAAATACTTTAACTGATTCCACTGGTATGTTTTATTTGATTCATCCTGAAGAATTAAACATAAAAAGAAATATTATAGGTATAATAACAGGGTTAACGGAAACAGCAAAGGAAAATGATGTTAGTATAGCTGACGGCAAAATAAATTCAGAAAAAATAAATTCATTCTGGGATACTATGTACAATAATTTATATTTGATGATAGAAGGTAAAACTGTGTTTAAAACAAAATTCGGAAAGACAATGCAAAAATTACAGGAATTAATGGAATTTGATGATCAAAGACAATTTATTTCTTATTTGTATTCCAGAGCCTATAATGTTGATGAAAGTATGATTAGAATAATATGTTTTATACGTTCTGTGGGTAAGTTTTCAGATAATTTTATTTCCACTATTAATTTCATGAGGCAAATAGACAAAGTGAAAAAAATGGTTGGGGAACAACAATCCGACATTTTTGCAATTCTCGAAATATTAAACAATATACATGAAATGATAGATGTTGATATTGATATTAGTGAGAAGAATTATCTCAAAAAAAGAAATTTGTATTATACATACCTTACTCACGAACCTGTCAGAAAAATAATTGATAGTAATAATTTAGATAAATTATTGAAAGAATATAATGATAATATGAATGAAGATTTGTATAATAAACTGTATGAAGAGAGGATACCAAGTATGATCACAAACGAACTAATTAAAATTTATTATCAAGAAAAATTGAAGAATTATTGTGATAAAATAAACATAAAATATGAAAGCATAATGAATTACATAGAAAAATATTTAGATTTTAAAAATACGATATATATTGCAGAAAATGGAGACAACGAAAATTTACAGGTTTTGAACATATATGATGTTACCACTATTATTAGAAATAATTTAATTGACAAGACTTTGTTGTCAGAATATGATAAAATGACTGCTAGTTTGATCGTGGGATATCCATATAATATGGTTAAAAATATTAGAAAAACACCATTTTATTTATCATTATACAATCCTTCTGTCGACAATGTCTATAAGATTCAAAATGTGGGTAGATCCAAGTTTTTAGACACATTGACAGATAGAATTTATAATAGTCAATATATGCTTTATATTAATTCAGATATTGAGAAAAATACAATATCCATAGTTCATTATATAAATCCAAATATGTTGAAAATGGTCAGTAATATTTATAATCCTACAAAAATGAGTTATATATATTATAAGTACAAATTGAATATATTTAGCGATGTCAAAGATAATGTAACTGCGGAGGTTTTGAGTAATTATAGAGAAACATTGGATGAAGTAAAAAATGATATTGAAATTTATAACAGTAATAAGATTCAGATGGGAGCGAAAAATGTAGAAAATGAATTAAAAAATTTATTAGTTGGAGGATTTAAGATAGATAAAAGATTATATAAATATGTAGAAAAATTGAAGAAAAAAGAATTAACAAGTTAAATTACAATAACACATTAATATTATGTCTGTATTATTAAATGTTCATACAAAAAAAGCACGATCTAACTTCTGGAGATATTGCACTAATATAAACTCAGAATTTTGTTATTTGACTTTGGAAAATGGTGACTACGATGAAAAAGTATATTTATACGAAAATTCAACAACTAGAGCATTATTAATATGTGATGAGGATAATAAGAAAATATTTTTGATTAGTCCAATGACGAATGATGAATATTCTGTAAAAACAGAAGCATATTTGAATATGAATGGTAAGTATGAAAATATTGTGGTTAAATATTTGACTAAAATAGAAGAATTTGATTTGAGTGTATACAATTGTGAGTACAATGAAGATATTGCAAAATATTGTCATAAATTATATGATTTCAACTATGAACTTGATAAGAGTTACCAAGTTTGTATAAAAAGTTGTATAAATAATAATGATATGACAAAAATACAAGAACTAGATTATGACAGTAAATTACAGGTTAAATTAAAGCCAATACGCAGTAGACTATATCCATGCATACCACATTATAACGTAAACATAAACAGTGTAGAAGAAAATTCAATATTAAGTGGTTCGACAATATTAAATACAAATAACAAAATAATTGGAATATTATCAAGACGTTTTTATGGAAAAAAATTTATAGGAATACCATCATATTGTATAAGATACACAATAGATATGATAAACAATGGTATTGATGTATCGAATTTAAAAACAGTATGTGTGGATATGGATTTGTTTTCAGCTGAAAAAGATGAAGAGAAGTTTTGGTGCGCACAAATAAAAGAAAATAAATCGTGGTTTTCTTACGATATTCCAAAAGATAAGTATATATATGCAGTAAATGATCAAAAATTCAATGAAAATGGACAATTATATTCACAAAAACTAAATACTTTTTTGCCATTAAACACATATGTTTTGTTGCACTCTGAATCACCATTTTTTTTTGATATGTTATGTGGAACAACTGAAAAAATAGATAAAATAAATGTAGTTCCGCAAGAATACAAAAAATACTTACCAATATCAGTGAAACAAAGTTACGAATGTGTAATTGTGAATGGTTTGGTATTTATCGAAGCATCAGAAGAGTATTTGCAAACATTATCTCATATGAAAATAATAAATATACAACAAGAAAAAGAATTACTTCCATTTAAAAGGGAACAACACAAAACAATATTATTGGCAGATGTTTTATATGATAATATAATTGATGAGTTAAGTAATAAATATCGAAAAAATAATTTGCCATATATATCTGCGGGCAACGACACATATCACATGACAAAATTGAGTAGAAAGATGAATAATATACAAATAAAAAATATAAATGATTTATTTAATTTTGGAAAGATAGAATTGATAACATTGAGATATAGTGAAAACAAATTAATTAGGTTGCCTTTTACAGTGTAAACAAATTGTTTGGTATTTTTTTATGAGTTAAATATATAATAAATAATATGTTTAACATAGATCCGAAAATATGGGGTCATTCTGCATGGGAATTTTTATTTAACGTGGGAATGTCCTATTCTAATAATCCAACAGCTGAGGAAAAAGAAAATATGAAAAATTTTTTACTGAATCTGGGAAAAATATTACCTTGTCAAAAATGTAGATCAAACTTTTATGGTCACTTGAATAAATATCCTCTCAATGATTATTCATTAAACAATAGAGTGAATTTTTTAAATTGGTTGACAGCAATAAATAATGAAGTTAGACAAATAAATGGAAATAAAGTTTTAACACCAAATGAAATGATAAACAAATATTTATCGAAAGACGGAAACTGTGATATATGGTCAAATTTTTTGTATATATCCAGTCTTTTGTTAATAGTAATAATTTTAATTATGTTAGTTAAATTTCGATACTAACTAATTTTATTAATATCATCTGAAATATTTTTTACTAGAATCTTAATCTGATCATCTGAAACTTTGTCGTTAATCCAATCATTTATATCAACATTTATTTGAGAAAAATATTTGTCTCTTAACTCAATGATATTTTTTGAATAATTTCGAATGAGATTTTTAAAAGACACACCAGAAGATTTCATTTGACTCAACATATTTTTAACTAATTTTTCTCTATTTAAACTTTTATAAGTAAGTTTCATATCAGTGTACCATATAACCCACAACGCACAAAATCCTCCAGGATCTCCAATTTTTTTATTATTTTTTTCAATAATATCCAAAATTTGGAAACCTATTTTGGGCAGATATTTTTCAGGTGAAATATAACGAATATCAGGATTTATATCTTTGAATCTATTTTCTAAGATCTGATCTAATAATTTTGGATTATAATTAAACCCAATGGGGGGAGAAGATCCGTGTGGTTCGAATCTTTCTACTTCATTGAGATTTTTATCATAAATTATATAATTAGCATGGCTACCTTCTTTCATCTCTATACCCAGAGGGATTATAATATATCTTTTTTCATTATCTGAATAACACTTTTTAAAATTATCAAAGAAATTATCAGTTAAATATAATTTGTTATATATCCATACAATTTCGAAGTTCATAAACTCACATCTAGAATTAACAGAAATTCCCATATTTTTATAAAATAGACATAATTTTTTATTTTCAGCAAAATCAGTATTGACAGTGCTGCATGAATCAGGATGTTTTTTGAGCAAATAAATTAATCCAATAAGAATATCAAGAGTACTTCCAGTAAAAGTACAAAGTTGAAGATTACTATTTTCTGATATATTAATGCATATGTGTCCCTGTTTCAAAGGGTATGATTTATAATAACATTGATTCTGATTACTATTTTTTATAATATCTCTGATTCTTTTATCGACAATTTTTTGACAAATATCTTTGTTTTTTTCAATATTTTTCTCCAAATTGATATTCAGATTGTTAATGGTTTTCAATTCACTATCAGATAGATGTTCTGCCAATAATTCCTTTTGACAAATATTTTGCCATTGTTCCATCCAAGTTGTTTTTTCATTTCGAAGTCTATACAAATAACTTTTTGTCATCATATCAATAAATTCATCAATGTCCTTATCTTTAATAAAATCGACTGGTCTCTCATTGTCATTATTGATCACGGTAATATCCAACTTTTTTTTGATTAAAACATCTTTATATTTTTTCCACAGATCAAATTTGCAGAGATATAAAAGACAGGTAAAACCGTAATTATCAGGAATATTGACATTTGTTTCCTTTAACATAATATCTAGATAAGTATCAATATTTTGTGGATGAATGTTCAAAACAATGTGTAATGGAAGTTTTCCGTCAATATTCCATAAATTATAATTTAAAGTGTAATCAGTGTATTTGAACTCGGTGACAACATTTAACAGTTGCATGTTTTCTTCCATAATGATATAATGGAGAATAGTATTTCCATAGACATCTTGTAGATTGGGATTTGCATTGTTTTTGAGCAACAGATCAACTTGATCAATATTATTAAGATTAACGCTATAATGTAGAGCAGTGAATTCATGATCATAATCCTGAGAATTAACATTAACATTAGAATTGTCAATTATAAGCTTAAATATTTTTGGTTCTTGCAAATTGGCAGCGATATGTAATGCAGATTCTCCAATATTAGTTTTTGAATTTATGTCGATATTGTAATTCATAATATAATTGCATATATCAAAGCTTCTACTATAAACAGCCAAATGTAATGAATTGTTTCCTCCATTGTCAGTGACATTTGGATTGGAGCCGAATTCTAGAAGCATTTTGAGAGCGTCAATATTTTTGTATTTAATGGCATAATGAATAGGTATATTATTATTTCTATCTTTAATGTCATGTACAGAAATTCCAATATTTTGTGCATTTGTTTCTAAAATAATTTTAATAATATCATTATAACCATATTTTATAGGAATATATAGCACGGATTTATCATCGTTATCTGTTATATCAATTCTTGCGCCTTTATCAAGCAACAATTTAACAATATCAAGTTTATTAAACAAAACGGCATAAGATAACAAATAATTATTTTGATCATCCCTAATGTTCAGATCGATGAAATCACCAGAATCTTTATCAAGAATATCAATTAATTGGTTAAATTTATGTTGTTTTATCAGATCGAATAGTAAATTAGGATCCTCCATGTTTACTATTATATTATATTTTAAATAAAGAAAGATGATTTATATTACTTGTTCATATTTATAATCACGTGATTCATAATAAAGTTATATAGTCTAGTCAACATATTTTTTCTGTGAATATGATGATGTCTTATTAATCTTATACCATCAAAATAAGTAAAGTAATCTATACCACCTACTTCAGTATTTTGTATAACATTATTTTCATCTACTTTAGGTTGCTTATCGTTTTCAGCTTTAGCAATAAAATAGATATGTCTATATTTTACTCCATTAGTTCCAATAAATTCTTCGGTCAAAGGTTCCAACGAATTTATGACCGAATAATCATCAGAATTCATTCCTGTTTCTTCTTGAAATTCTCTTTTTGCACATTCAATATCACTTTCATTTCTGTTTCTTCGTCCCTTGGGAAACCCCCATTCTCCCTCATTAAGACCGGGTTTTACATTGAGAACATAAAAGGATAATCCTAATGGTGTTTTATCATTTTTGAGCATATTGAATTTTTCTTTTGATTTAATATATTCGTGTTCCATATTTTTCTTCTTTTCGCTTTTGCCCCAAAAATCATTCCATAATTCATCAAAAGAAAATTTTCCTATTTTTTCGATTTCACTTTTTGTCATTTGTTGAAATAAAAAAATAATACCATCAAAATTATCAGTTTTATATCTTCCTCTAATAAATTCTATATACCCAAGAGTATGTTTTCTTCTAATCATTAGAAATTTAACATCATATTTAATTTCAGAATATAAATTAAGATCTCTATTATCATTTGCTCTGATACCTGAAGATGCAACAATATTATTATTACCTTCTAAAACAAAATGATTGTTGTTCAATATACCATCAAATTTTAGAAGGATAATTCCCAAACTTGTTACAGGATCACCACAATTTTTATAATCATGTCCTCGTTTTCCACAATTAGTGCAATATAAATTATTTTTTGTTTTTCTCATGAGAATTAATTATAAATATTATTTTGTAATATTGATATTTGTTTAAATATAAAAAAAATGTTAATCATTTTGTAACGCACTTTCTTCTTTCTCGTCTTGAGACATATTATCATCTTCTTCTTCATTAAATTCTTCTTCTTCATTATCTCTCAACATATAATCATTAAAATCTACAACTTGATCATCTCCTGCATATTCTTGTTTAAAACTATCACTAATTTCTTCATCTGTTGCCAATCTATTAAGTTCACCCATAGCCATAATTATAGAATCCATATCATTGAATGTTCTTGATTCCACAGTTGTCACAACATAAGATCCAGGAGTAACCTCAATATTATGTCCAGTTTTTTTTGCCATTAATTTACCAGTTTTTGGTTCCTGATAAAAGTTTTCGCTATTAATTCTATTCATCGTAATAATCATAGTTATAGGTCCATTTTGTGCATTTATTAACATATTATTCATCCTAGTAATTTTACAAACAATTTGTTTTTTTCTCAATGGATTGCATAATCTACAAGTAAATTTTACTCCAAACGTGGCAGCAGCCATAGGATTTTCAGGTACAAGAATACCTTCTGTATACTCCTTTATATCGTAAACCTTTGATATATAACCAAAATTTCTGTAACATTTACCTTCAACCTTTTTTACTAAATTATCTTTTAAATTTTTATATATTTTATTGTCCATTTGTCTAGGATTTAAGTTGACAGTGGTAGTTAACAAAGTAGTTAAATATGGTCCTGACATTTATGTATATATATTAGATATAAAATATTGGTTTATATGTATTTATTTCAAAATTTTTAGCTTAATCGACACTAATTATCCACTCATTTTTATTTTTACTTGCTCCTAATTTTTCAAATAAATCAGTAAATTCCACTAGTTTATTATTATCATCTTTTATAATGATTTTGAATACATTACCATCTTTAGTTTTTTCAGGAACAACGTTAAGATTGATTTTGTATTTAATTTGATTTTTAATTTTATCTATTATGTATTCAACCCTATCTTCCAAATTGTAAGGGAATTTGTATTGAGGATGATTTGATGGTATCATGATATAAGTCACCTTATTTTTACCTGTAGAATATTTTTCCAAATAGAGCATTCTGTCTTTAATCTTGTTACAAATGTCGTCTCTGGTTTCGTTGTCAATATATTTAACTTTGAGTTCGTTGGCAATATTTTCCAAATATTCTTTATTTTTAGATGTCGAACAAACAGCACCTTTGAGGGAAGGTATACCTGTTCCTCTCTTTTTATCCAATACTTTTGCTCTCTTTTCCCTAATCTTGAATATATCTTTTAATTCTTCTGGCTGTTTGCTTTTCCTTCTACTCATTTCTTTGTCAATAATACCTACATATTTAAATTCATCTCTGTTGTCATAATAATCCATAGTATCATCGAAATTATAATTTACATATTCTTCTTTGACGGAACTAGTACTATCAGCAGAGGTTTTTGTTCCTTTGTATTTTGCATATTTTTCAGTATTTCGGAGATAATTGTACAAACTAAGTTTTTGTGAAATTTGTTTATCGAAAGAAGTTCTGTATCCCATGGGAACATCTTCATTCTGATCAAAAGGTTGGAAAATATAATATTTCAGTCTATAAATCAAATATCCTTGTCTATTGAACTTATCAAGAATAGTGTCCTTATAATTGTTAAAATCATTTTCAGTGAGAGGAATTAATTCGTCCAATGCCTTAAAAACAAAAAATTCATCAAATAATTCTCTTTTTTCTTCACTATAGGAATTTTTGACATATTCAGAAATATTGTTTATTGTGTAGACATATTTTTTAAGATACATTTCCTTTATTTTTCTTTTTGAATATTCTATTTCATTTCTGGCAAGAGCATTTGTAAAAGTAGAATAATCCAATTGATCTCTACTGATTTTTTTGTATATTTTTCTATTTGGATCATAATATTCTGCATTTAATCTACTATTTTCACATTTATAATCACATTTTGTATAATCACAAATAGCAGGACAAGCTGGTTCATTTTTCTCACCGCAATTTTTATATTTTTCCACTTCTTCTTTAAAAATATTGCCGTAAACATTTAGAGGGCAATCAATAGCAATTTCCTTTAAAGCTCTTTCCACTTTTTTTATCAAAAGATATTTAGATTCTGCTTTTTTGTATAATTCTTCTTCAGTCGATAACCCATTATCTACCGCCACCACATATTTATAAACATTAACATTAGGGAACTTGTTTGATTCATCCATTAGTCTGTAGTGAGAACATTGACGAATTGCTCTACCAACAGTTTGATCAACCTTACCCAAGTTAAAGTAAACATCTAAAATGTGAACTTCGCCAACATTTCTTAAACTAATACCCTCATTCATAACTTTAGAACCAAGTACGAATTTAATATATTTACCGTCCTTGTTATCAATGTGACTGAAAGTTGTTTTAAGAATTCTTTGTTTATCTTCTGGAATAAATTCTGCTGATTCTTCATTTGATTTACCTGTTACTGAAACAAAGGTTGCAGGTCTAAATTCATGATTGGGAAGTTCTGTTGTATTCATATGTGATTTGTATTGTTCATAGTCAGTTGAATCCTCATCATCATCCTCATCGTCTGTATCGCTATCAGTCTCCGAATTATTAGTTGTCTTACTTCTTTTTTGTGTTTCTAGTGGTTTCTTGTGATCAGCATATGTCTTACCACAAAAATAACATACAGTGTTAGATTTTATTTGATAATTAACAGCATTTTCTTGGAATTCCAAGTATCCATTCTGAATCAAAATTTCTTGAAACAATTCAATACCAACTTTAACCAAATTAGAATAAACAAACGCAGTTTTTGGCCCCTTTTTTCCCCATACTAATCTACTTAATTTTCTGACAGCTTTGTAGAATTTAGTAGAAAAATTTTTGAGATATTTCATGTGTAATATTTTGCCAGTAACCGTTTTACCATCTTCAGTCATATAAATAAGATCAGTTTCATCTTTGTCTTTTATTATCTCATAAGCAATTTTTTTGTTTAGTTGGTCATAATTAGATCTTACTTGATTTCTTACTGTATTAATACCTTCCCTACCATATACACCAACCAGTTCTTTTCTATCTGATCCGAGAGAAGGAAACGCAAAATTTGCAACTGCTTCTGATTTTCTATCTAAACTATCATCTGCCACAGATTTGACAGCTATATCATATACTTGTTTTTGAAATGGCATCATTTTACATTTTATAACGTTAGTAAATTGTAATCCAGTAGGAATTTCTCCCTTATCTACTCTTTTTGCAAAAATTAAAGGATCAGCTCCTCTAACATGAGAAACATATCCTTGTGCCATTTTTTTTAAATATTCTAATCCACCAGGTTTTAATTCCATCAAATGAATTTTATTGTTAGTGAAAATTTTATCTCTTTCAATTTGTGAATCTTCTGGTCTCAAAAAATTTAATAATTCAACGATGTCATCGCCGAGATTTTTCATCGGAGTTGCTGATAATAAAACTAATCTTAAATTAGTAGAGTCTTTAACTATTAATTTTAATGCTTCGCCATAAGCATTACCAGTCAAATTATGTGCTTCATCAACAACAATGATACTATTATTTAAGTTGTAAATTCTATCAACTGCAATATCTCTTTCAAATTCACCTTCTTCGGTCTTTCTGTACGAAACTTTTACTTTTGACCCTTGAACGACTTTTCTATCTACAATTTTTTCACCCAAAACTCTTTTGTAAAAACTTCTATAACTCATAAATCTGTAATATTGTAGAGCGTTATTCACCGCATTTTTTTCAGCCTTCTGTTTTTCAGCTTCATCAATATATATACTTTTATCTTGGAATTTAAGATAAGTTTCTCCTGTGCATGTCAATAACTCATTTTTCCAATTTTCTCTAATAAGAGGACCACTCACCAGAACATATATTTTCGTATTATATTTTTGTACCATTTCTTTAAATTTTTCTGCAATGGATATTGCGGCACAAGTATTATGACACAATAATCCTTCAGAAACATAGTTATGATTTTCTTCTATCTCCAGATCATAAACATATCCATCATATTTTACATTTTTAATGGAATCTATTTTTATAAATTGTATTTGTTCGTTATTATTTGTTGTTTTATTCAACTCATCAAAATTTTTAATATTTATTATACCAGTATAGATATTTTGTTTTTCTTTGATAATCATATTAATTGCAAATAGTTTAAACAAGACATATAATTGTTTTAAAAGAAGAATAGATTTTGTTTTAAATTGTGTGTTATTAATCGACAATAATATTCCCATTAAAAAAAACTTTATTTTGTCTAATTCGGAGTTCATTATACTGTCAGGTATTTGATTAAAGTCTTTTACAAATATATTTTTCATCATATCATCATATTCTTTACTTTCTATTTTTGGGAAATTTTTTGCATGATTTACAGAAACACTAAAATTATTTTTAGAAGAAAAATTTTCAATATCTTCGATAAGATATTTATTATTACGTATTTTTGTATCACTGTTTAGAACAATATTAATACCATAAATAAATAATGCTTCATCAGAAAAGACATTATTGTTTTTATCTGGGCAATTATACAATACACCAGGCACAGCGACATAATCATTAACTTTTAACATATTACTCCACCCATTTTTTTTTAATAATTTGTGAATTTGAGTTATTCCAATTTTGCAACCATTTTGAAGAGTGATTTCTTTGATGGTCGAGTTTATTTTTTCTCTATATAGTCTTTTTACTTTTCTTTTGACGATTCTATTTTTGTCATCAATAGAATTGACAACTAACATTTGGCTTGGTAACGACCATTCACCACCTTCTTTATCTTTGGTTATTTTAGTCGAATACAATTTCCATAATTCTTGTGATTGTGTGAGTTGTCCATTGACATAATCATAATCAGTCGCTCTTTTACATTTACCAGTACCAAGACCATGAAATATCAAAACACCTCTATAAGGAGTATTTGGATTGATAAAATTACTCAACATAGCTTGATGTTCATGTAATGTAAAGTGGCGAGCACAAATATTGTCCCTGTATTCTTTAATATCGGCATAATCATCAATGTTAGGTCTAGGAGGTATTTTGTGATAATAGAATTCTCTTTTTTTGTATATTTTATACTGAAATTCAGGATCATCAGGGTCTGGATAGGCATACTCGACATTCATTTTATCTTCATATTTTTTTGTTTTGTTAATATCATTTTCACTAGATTCTCTACTTATATTTGTTGTCATCACCTATAATAATATATGTATATATATTTTATTGCCTGACCAAATTATGCATAAAATATGAAAATTTATTGCACATGTGTTTAATAAATGGTAGAATAATCTATAAGTATAATATAGTAATGACTAATGCATTTAGTTTTGAGGAGTTAGAAAAATTAGCAGATAAAATTAATAAGATAAGAAAGAAGAAATATTTAGAAGAAATTAGGGATATTATAATAAACAATAATCCAAACATTAAAATTACTGAAAACTCAAATGGATTGTTTTTTCATTTTCATAATTTGACAGATGATACATATTCAAAGATAAACAGTTTTTTAAAAAAAATAAATAGAGCAAAAAGAAGTTTAGAAACAAGTGACATATTATCATCGGAACATATGCCTTATTCGAATGAAGAAAATCCTTTTGCTGCAGATTCCAAACTAAAATATAGTAATAAGGAGAAAAATTTAATTAAGAGAAAAAATTATGATAATGAATTAAATGGAGAAAATGGTAATCCTGTTGATAGCCAAGACAATTCTAATATATTTATAAAAAAGAGTAAAAATAAAAATTGAAAATTGTTTTATTAATTTAAAGATTTGTCAATAATAAACACAATATAATGGTATCACAATCTGTTAGAACAAGACAAAACAATATAACAAATGATAATATTGTTCAAGTACCTATTTTCAAAACAATTTGTCAGAATAATGGAGAAAAAGTAAGTTTTGAAATTCTTATGAAATTTATAGAAGATAATAAAGACCTTTTACTCAATCCATCTGCTGTAGTCGAGACTAAATCGGTGTCCAGTGATGATGAAAATATATTGTGCAATATTAATGATAGAAAAAGAATAGATGATTTGAATTCTTTACCTGCGGGCGATGTTGATATAGTCAAGATATCATCAACAAATTTAACAAAAATATTTGACAGTGAATTGAACACTATTCGAATCGGAGTAGTTAATAATTTTACCTGTTTCAGTGAGAATGTATCATTTATTACAAGCATATTGAACAGTCTAGTGAGCAGTTTTAATTTAAAACCTGTCGACGAACAGGCAAATTATGTAAAAAATGTTATAAAACAGGTCAATAATTATTTTGTGGATAATTATGACAAAGATTATAAAAGACATAAAATGGACAAAAATACAGTTATGAATGATTTATTAAATTTCAAGGCCAATAGCAACGTATTTAAAATATATGCAGATTATTTTCATATAAATATTTTTCTAGTTAATTTGAAACAAGATAAAATATATTTTACTAATAATATATTCATTCCTTTTAAGAAAAACCTTTTTTTCCTTCAAATTAAAGAAAACGTATTTGAACCATTATTTTTTAACGAAAAACAATTCTTACAATATAATTCCGATGTTATTCACAAACTAACTAACACAAAAAATTGTGTAACTTCTTTGTTAACAGGCGACGAATTTTCATTCAAAATAACTGAAGAACAATTAGACAAATATTTGGTTTGTAAAGATTCTAAGATGGATTATAAAGATAAAATATTACTGAAAAAAATGGGAGCAATAACAGTAAAGAGTCAACCACAAGAAGAAAAAAATGTGGAATCCGATAAGTATGAAGAAATATCTGGTCTTTCAGGAGATGAGATGGATGAGGTGGATGAGGTAAAAGAAGAAGACGAAGAAAATAATAAACTTAAAGAGGAGGAAAAAGAACACACGCCAAAATACGAAAAATCTGAGTTAGACCGTAAAAAAGTAAATGAATTAAAGACTATTGCAGAAGAACTTAAAATAGATACAAAAATAGTAGTAAATGGAAAAGAAAAATCAAAAACCAAAGCACAATTAATTAGTGATATATTAAAGGCGTAAATATGTAGACGTAAATATATAGACGTAAATATATGAATATAAAAAAACAGAGTAAATATTCAATTTATGAGAATGATTTGAAATTTAAAAATTATAGAGATCTTAATCCAAAAAAAATAGATTGGAATACAGGTGATTTGCAGAAAAAATATTACAATGAAAATTATGACAGTTTGGAATATAGATATAGTGAATGTAAAGAAAAAAATAACTTATTATATTTAGATTTGAGTCATTTAGATTTAAAACAAATACCAAAAGTTCCGCATGACATTTGTGATTCAATAAAATATTTATTTATGAATAATAATAATTTAGACCAAATTACAGGCATAGAACAGTTTAAAAAATTGCAAGTTTTAGATATAAGCAATAATGGTGTAACAGAAATATCAAAACTTCCTCCCAGTCTAAAGGAATTATCATGTCGATTTAACAAAATTAGTTGTTTGCCGTTCATTTCTGAATTGAAAATTTTAGATTGTACGTCAAATAAAATAAGAAATTTAGAATTATATCCAAATTTGGAAATTTTGATTTGTCAGGACAATGAAATTCAAGAAATTCCTAAATACAATTATTTAAGAAAACTTGTTTGTTGTGACAATATAGTGCAAAAAATAAGATCTTATAAATTTTTGGAATATTTAGATTGTGCAAATAATTGTATTATGACAATAGGAGAATTACCAAAAATAAAAGATCTTATATGCAGAAACAATGAACTAAATTCAATTCCATCGAATTTACCGGAATTAAAATACTTGGATATTCATGGCAACATATTGGAAATTCTAGAATTCTACCCTAAACTAAAAGAATTGTATTGTGATACGACTGGTGTAAAAAAAATATCATCGGGATACAAAATATCGCAATCGAATGTTTATAATAAAGACAAATGTTACATATTATTCAAATAAATAATATATTAATGTTTATACAATTATATTTAAAGGTAAGTATAATTATATAGTTATAAAATGGTAAAATTAAGAGACGGGAAAACTGTTTATGATGTTAAAGATATTGGTACAGTGAGTGGTGCAGAAAGAAACCCCAATGGTATATATTTGGACTGTGATTCCCAAGCAATCCCTGATTTGAATAAATTATCATCAGATGTAATAAGTTTTTTGGAATATATAGGAACAGAAGAAATGGAACAAATGCAAAGTAAAGACAATGAAGCTTTTACTAAACATGTACAAGACAAATTTCCTGAATTTTCATTGAATTATATTAATATATTTAATATGTTATTAGAAAAGGAAAATAGGGATAATAATATAATGAAATTGTTAAATTTATTTGATGTATTAAAAGAAGTAAAAAGCGGAAGAAAAGACATGAACAATGAATTTGAAAGATTTAAGGAATCACAAGCACAAGAATATATATATCCACAATTTGGAGGTAAAACAAATTTTGAACAGAAAATAAAGGAAAGAGCATCCGATAAACAAAAGAAAGGCAAATAAATTATATTTTTTTCATTTTAGAAGGAATTAGTACATTATATTCTTGTATTAATTTTGTAGCTTCTTTTCGAGTATCATCTATTTTCTCAGCAAAATTATTAGTGGGAGGATAAAATTTAGAAATCCAAAACCTGTTTGCCAAAATTTGGACATCACGTCTCATTTGATAAACGTCTCCATAATAATTTTGAGAATTAATGAATTCAACTATTTCGTTGAGGCTCTTAAATTGATTATTTGCTATATCGACATTCAAATAAACCATATAATCTAGCATATTTTTGTTGGGTTCAAATTCTCTAAATATATCCACTAAATTTAATTTATTATTTTTATGATTAGCCTGATGTATATTTTCCAATTTTTTAACCATATTATTGTATTCACTATCAGAATTATCATATTTGAAATCCATACAGACAAAATATTTTTCTGAATTTGATGGTCTACTCAATAATGGTTTTGTAACAAATACTTTGTTATAAAATTGTCCAAGTATTGATATGAATTTCATGGATGTTTTTGTGTATGTTTCGAAAAATTTGCAAACAAAAGACCCACCTTTTTTCTGTACTTTGACTGCTGCTAATATTTGTGAGAAAATCAGTCTAAAAGCTTCTTGTTCTTGAGTGTTTTCGTTGTTCCAATTAAAACCACCATCTGCAGTGACAAAATCAGCTCTTTCTTTCATTTGTCCTCCGAATAATTTAATAGTTTTAGGATCATTCAAATCGCCACTATCTTTATTTTTAATTTGTCTAGCAACTTGTTTTGGATATGTTTTGTGTAATATAAATCTTTGTGGTTTTTCCTTGGAATAATAGTCGACAAAATTCTTTTCTAATTCAGGAACATATCCATTTTCGTCTTCAGGATGTAATGTTACGGCATAATATTTGTCATTTTTAGATTTTTTGCTAAATTTATCGCGAAAGAACATAGTTGCTTGAATGAATGATCCAGGACCTTCTGCCAAATGAGCTGACACAAAATTATCTTGGTTGATATCAATCAAATTAAATGTGAATAGCATTTCCCAAAGTTTATAAAATCCTCTACTTAATATATCCGGTTTTCCGTTTTTAATATCAAAATACGCTTTGGATGTTTCAAAAATACTCTGATCATAATTGTCCACATGAGATTCAAAAGCATTCATAACTCTGAATACTTTTTTTTTATTTTCAAATTGATTTAAAATTTCCATTTTATTTTTATTTGCATGAATATAGTGTTGAAATCCGTAAGCAAAACGTGGATAATCAATATTTGTAGAATATGATGAATCTTCTGGAAATTTAAATATATTGTCTTTTTCATGTGGTAGTTCAATCACAATCGGTTTATATTCACTCTGAATGGTGTTGTCAATATTCGTATTATCGGTAGCAGTTGTTACCGTGGTTTGACTATCATTTTTTTCGACAGGTTCGTTGCGTTTCAATATAGTTTTCTTACTAGACGATTTATTCAAAGTTTTTTTTTTTACCTCATTATCAATAGGCTCTTTTTGTTTTAAAATTTTAATATATTTTTTTGGAGGCATATAATACTATTATTTAAAATAATTTTCTTGAATATTTATACTTCAATTTTATGTATACTTTTAAAAATTGAATTTATATCATAATACTTAAGAATTTTATAGTATATTATTATATTAATGTCTAAACAAAATAATACTCTTATTAATTTGTTGAATAAAGATAAAGAATCTAAACAAAATTTAGAGAGGATATACGAATTATATAACCAAGTAGATGTTGGAAAAGAATTTGAGTTTATGATGTTCAATTTCAACAAAAGACAGCTCAGTTTAGAAAAATATATCAGTTTGATCAAATACTTGACTCTAAAAAACAAACAAAAAAAGATGCCAATAATAAAACAAAATGTAATGGATATTATATTTTCTCCCGAATCTGGCACAAATTATAGAATTTCAATAGAAGGCATAGATAAAATAAATCATAATATTGAACAATTGCATGGATATAAAAATCATGTGCTATTCAGAACATACATAGTAAAAATATTAGAAGGTAATAAGGATATGTATATAATGAAAAAGATAAAAGATAAAGAAAATTTAGTAGATTTAGACGATGTGAATATTAGAGCAAGATTATCCCAAGAAATTCCACCGACAAAAAAAGAGTTAGATGAATTAAAAGAGTTGTCGCATGAAAATGAAAAAAAAATTATCTTTAGATTGAAAGATAGAGTGAGTTTTTTTGTGTTAGGAAATGAAACTTCTAAAGAATTTATCAGAGTAGACTTGACAATAACAAAAATGTCAAAACATATAAAAAATATTAATGATGTTGTGCCAAATTATGAATTAGAAATAGAATATGGTGTGAATGAAAAGGTTAAAAAATCTGATGCCATTGATATAATGTTCAAAGAAGCTGAATTATTATTAAAAGTCATACAAATGAGTAATTATATTGTCACAAATTCGAGAGAGAGAGAAGTTATTAATGAATATGCAAAAATTGGAGGATTAGATCCTGAAAAAATAATATCATTAGATGGAAGACAACCGTTATCATTGGAAATTCAGCACGTTACAGAAACTCTACCAAATAAATATGCAGTGACTGATAAGGCCGATGGAGATAGATATTTTTTAATAATAGTGAACAATCACGTGTATTTTATATCAACTAATCTGAATGTTAAAGATAGTGGCATTGAATTACCAAAAGAATTAAGCAAATATAACAACAGTATTTTGGATGGTGAACTCATATTTTTGCCATCAAAAAATAAATATTTATATATGGCTTTTGATTGTTTGTTCAAGGGATCAGATGATATTAGAAAAACAGAAGAATTTATGGAAAGAATAAAGCATGTAGACGAAATAATTAATTCTTGTTTTGTAATGAAGAATCATAAAGGTTTTGTGATCAAGGATTATAAAAGCCCTTCATCAGAGTACAATATAAACGACGTCGTTAATTTCCACAATAAACAATTGACAGAATTTATGACAAATTTAAATTCAGATTTGAGTGCTGAGAAATTATATCCATTAATAAGAAGAAAATATTTTATGGCTGTATCAGGAGCGAAACCTTGGGAAATTTATAAATTTTCAGCATTTTTATGGGATAAATATACCAATGACGCGAAAATAGAATATCCTTATCTGTTAGATGGTTTGATTTATCATCCATTGAATCAAGCTTATGTAACAAATGCCAAAGAATCAAAGTTATTCGAATATAAATGGAAACCACCAGAGAAAAATTCAATTGACTTTTATATTTTGTTCCAGAGAGACAAAGATACTGGAAAAATATTGACTGTGTATGATAATTCTGTTGATGATCATGTTAAAAATAAACCATACAAAATATGCAACTTATATGTAGGAAAAAAGGGTAGTAAATACGGTGAACAACCAACATTATTCAGAGAAGAGCAAGGAGGATATATAGCAAACTTATTTTTAAAAGATGGCGAGCCGGTTGATATAGATAACAATTTACTTAATGACAATACTGTCGTTGAATTTTATTACAAAAGTGATCCAGAACTGGATGAAAGATTCCAATGGGTACCAATAAGAACTCGTTATGATAAAACAGAATCAGTTATAAAACATGGACGAAAATATGGTAATTATATTGATGTTGCCAATAAAGTTTGGAGAAGTATTATTAATCCAATATTAATATCAGATTTTGAAGATTTAGCTAAGGGAAATGATGAAAAATCAGGTGTTTATTATTATGATAAGAAGATAAACAGTTTAAGAAATAAAATTGGACATGATTTAATTGTATCAGCAACAAAGGAAAATGTTTATTTCCAAGTAAAAACTAATTTAGCTGTTTCTATGAGACAGTTCCACAATTGGGTGAAATCTATAATAATATATACACATTGTCATCCAATGTACCAAAATAATAAAAGTCTTTCAGTGTTAGATATAGCTTGTGGTAAGGGACAAGATATTATGAAGTTCTATTATTCTAAAGTTGCTTTTCTTGTTGGATTGGATGTTGATAGAGACGCTCTCACTTCAGCAATTGATGGTGCGATAAGCAGATATAACAAATTCCAGAAATCAAAACCTGGATTTCCGAAAATGCATTTCATACAAGCAGATGTAGGTTCATTGCTCAATTATGGAGATCAATTTAGATCTCTGAAAGGTATGAGTAATGAGAATAGAAACATTTTTGAGAAATTCTTTAATGAGAAAAACAGAACACAGTTTGACAGAGTAAATTGTCAGTTTGCTATTCATTATTTCTTAAAAACAAAGGAGACTTGGAATAATTTCAAACAAAATTTAAAGGATTATTTAAAACCAGGAGGTTATTTCCTCACAACCACTTATGATGCTCACAGAGTCGTTGAGTTATTTAAAGATTCAGATAAATATAGCGTATTTTATACAAATGATAAAGGTGATAAAAAAATATTATTTGAATTGATCAAAAAGTTTCCTAATTTTAAGGAAAATGAAGTGATAGGAGTAAGTAATCCTTTGGATGTGCATGTTGCTTGGTTTATGCAAGAAGGTAATTATATGACAGAATATTTGGTGGACAAGAATTTTATAGAAAAAGAATTATATGATGATTGTGATTTAGAATTAGTGGATACAGCAATGTTTGACGAATTATTTGAAATGCACAGAGAATACTTTATGAAATATGCTCAATATGAAGAAAATCCTGAAACAAGAAACTTTTTGTTGAATGTAAAAGAATATTATAATAGCAAAGATGATGTCAATAGAGGATGCTATAATAACACTAGATTGACTAGATATTATGTTTTCAGAAGAAAAGATGCACAATTCATAAATAAACAGAAGGGTGGTACACTTGATTTTGAAAATACAGATATGTTTGTAATGCCAAAAATTACTGAAGAAAAATCGTGCTGTGGATCAATACACAATATATTAAAAATTCACAAACTAATTCCAAATTCAATAACGGCAAAAGCATTATTTGATGATTTGAATATTGAATTTTTGGACGATAAAAAAGTTGATACTGAATTCTTGGATAAACTTTCAAAATCCATAAGTATATATCATGAAAATGAGGATTCCAGTAAGAAAAAAATATTTGATGGCTTAAATATATTAGTTGCAGAGAAAAATTGCAATGGTGAATATGATTTTGATTTGTACAATAAATCACCAAAACCAAAGAAAACCGATAAATATATCATATTATTAAAGAATGATAATGTATATAAACCTGTGTACAGAAGAGAGGGTAACAACAACTCTGTCAGAGGAATTTTCCCCCATAATGATACAATGATTCAGAGAATGATTGACAATGTGTAAAAAAATGGATAAATAATATGACTGTCATATTCAATTTACTTTATTTATTATAAATGTCTGATAGAATCAAAAACAAAATATTAGAATATAATGAGATTGTGTTGAGAAATTTTATAGATACTCCAAATAAGCAAGAGGAAATGTCCATACAACCCATCAAAAATAATTATGATTTAACGATGATTATTTTTGGCTTTGTATTAATTATTTTGACAATTATTCTTATAAGTCTCATAGTTTTATTATCAATATTAGTGGCAAAAAGATAAATAAAAGTTGAATTTAAAAAAGTTTATTTAAAGAATTATATTTGTTATGATAACAATCACATTATGACAAAACCAATTGACATTATTTATGCCAGAGACAATAATCACGGAATAGGTATTTATAATCAGTCAAATAAATTTGAATTGCCCTGGAATATATCTGTTGACACAAAATATTTTAATAACATAACATCAATGACAAGTATGGGAACACCAAACGAGAATTGTATGAATGCAGTGATCATGGGTAAAAATACTTGGAACTCTATAGATGAGAAATTACGTCCATTACCAAACAGAGTAAATATAATTATTTCTACAACAATCAAAGAAATTAACAACTTAAAACATACTTTTGTGTGCAGTAATCTACAAGAAGGATATATGTTGGCAAATTCATTAAACCATGTTGAGAATATATTTGTGATAGGAGGAGCTAAACTTTATGAGGAAGCAATAAAAATGCAAAATTATCGATATATATACGAAAATGTGGTAGATTGCGATTATAATTGCAATATTAAATTAATTCCACATGAATATGGTAAATTGATATCTAAAAAGACTTTTAAATTAATGGACACAAAGACAAAAAAAATTGTGTCGGTCACTTTTAACAAAATGGGAAATCAAAATAATCATGAAGAAAACTCTGAAGAACAAAATTATTTGGACATTCTAGAACAACTTATAACTGAGGGTGAATTCAGAAAAACAAGAAATGCAAATACTTGGTCATTATTCAATAAATCTATTGAATTCGATTTAGATAAAGGATTTCCTCTTTTGACAACAAAAAAAGTCAGTTTAAAGGCAATATTTGAAGAACTTTTATGGTTTTTGAAAGGAGATACGAATGCTAAACATTTAAATGACAAAGGAGTTGGTATTTGGAATCATAATACTAGTCGTGAATTTTTAGATAAAAATAATTTGTCACATTATGATGTTTATGATATTGGTCCAATGTATGGTTTTAATATGATGCACTATGGTACTGAATATAAAGGCATGAATGAAAATTATGATGGTAAAGGATTTAATCAGTTAAATTATGTTTTAAACCTCATAAAAAATGATCCAAATAGCAGAAGAATAATCATGAGTACTTTTAATCCAGGACAAGCTAGCCAAGGCGTTTTATATCCTTGTCACGGTCTAATAACACAATTCTATGTAACAAATGGTAAACTTCACTTAGTTACCTATCAGCGTTAACTCTGGGCGCCTTATATAAGAAATTATATAAGAAAAACTTCTTTAATTCGGGGAAAACTGTTATCGCAGTCAATCCCGAGCCACTCTTCAAATTGATAAATTACTTAAAATGTTATTGATAATTTCAAACATATGACAAAAATAATTGGCACTTATAAAATAATTAATAAAAAAACCCAAAAATATTATTACGGTAGTTCAAAAAATATTTATGTTAGGATTATACAACACAAATCCCAACTAAAAAATAATAAACACCATTGTGTATATTTACAAAACTCTTACAATAAATATGGTAAAGATAGTTTTTATTACGAAATTGATAAGATATGTAATGACATTGACGATGCATTAAAACAAGAACAATATGTAATAGACAATAATAAAGAAAATTTGTATAATATTTCAAAATTAACTAGTGGTGGTGATATAATTACTAATCATCCAAATAGAGAACAAATTTTAAGAAAAATAAAAGAAAGCCGTAATTAAAAGAAATATGGTAAAAAGGGTCCAAAAACGGTATGTTCGGTAAAACTCATACACAAGAAGTCAAACTAAAAATATCTACCGTTTTAAAAGGCAATATTAATAGTAAGAATAAGAAAAAAAATTATTCTGAAAAAACAAAAGAAAAATTATCTGAATTGCGAAAAACAAAAACTGGTGACAAAAATCCTTTTTATGGTAAAAAACATAATGAAGAGACTAAAAAGAAAATGAGTGTAATCAAAAAAGGTATTATTCCAGTGAACAGGAAAATAGTAATTGCCAATGAAAAAGAATATGAATCAATCACAAAATTAGCGAAAAGTGAGAACATTTCTCCTGCTTTAGTAATTTACAGAATAAAAAAAGGTGTTTATAAATACAAAAATGAAGAAGGTGTAACGACTATTAATGGAGCATCCGATAAGGATGGTGATATAGTCTGATCTTTATGGTAACATAAAGTTAACATTTTGTCGGTAGATGCATTTTGTGGATTTCCATTTAACATAGCATCATATGCATTGTTGTGTAATCTAATATGTGAGGTAGTAAATAATGATCCAAGTTATACGAAACAAAAATTAAAACCAGGTAAAATGACAATACATTTGGGAGATTATCATTTGTATGAAGAACATTATGAACAAGCAGTTATACAAATATTAAGAAAAGCATATAGATTTCCAACAATAAAAATATTAAACAAGCGAAAAGAATTACGAGACTTTGTTTTTGAAGATATAGAATTAGTAGATTACAAATGTCACAATGGTATATTAGTAAAAATGGTTGCCTAACAAAAAAATTGATTTATTTATTCAAAATATACTTAAAATAGTAGAATATAATATAATATAGCAATGAATTCTGAAGTGCCCCCACTAAATAATTCTCAAGGGAAATATCCATTAGAAATTTTCTCTAAATGTAGATCTTATAATCATGATCTACCGAGTTCGTTTAATTGTTATAAATTCATGAATGATGATTATTGGAAAAAGAAACATATTAGTTGTTTAAATTCGGCTGAAATAAGAGCTTGTTTAAACTCTCATATAAATAAAAGAAATATAACCAGTGAAGATGAATCTCTCTATGAAAAAATTCAAGCATTATTAAACAAATTGAGTGCCACTAATTTTAATGAAATTGGTAATGAAATAAAAGATCTTCCTTATGTTAAAAAGAAGCATATATTCAAGTTATGTGAATCTATAATTATAAAAAGTGTAAATGAAAATAGTTTTTGCGTTACTTATGCCAAATTGAGTCATACACTATTTCCTTATTATATAGCTGAGCAAATTCAATTGAATGGTGAAACAAAAACAGAAAAAATATACTTTAGATCAGCGCTCTTTACAATATGCCAAGATATGTTCGAAGAATTAACGAATACACGAGTTGCTGAAAAAACATTCGATTATAATCGTTCAACTGATTACGCTAAATTAAAATTATGCGGTTTAATGAAATTTTTGGCTGAATTATACAATTGCGATGTCTTGAATGATAAAATCATATATCAATGTTTTGCTACTTTATATAAACTTATTCTGAAAGGGGATGATTATTATGATGCTATAAGTATATTCGTTCAAACTTTCTGTAAAAAACTGAAGATTGCAAATATTAATGTTTATAAAAAAATATATCAAGAGATTAAAAATTTATTAGAAGCTGATAACAGTAAAAAGGTAATATATGAGGGTCAAACTTTTGATTTCAAATTTCCAAAACTAATGAACAAATTCAAAATATTAGAAACAATCGAATTTTTTAACAGTTTAGAAAAACCTAAAAATTAGCATTTAATTTATTTATCAATGTATTTGTGATAACTCATTTTTACATTTTCGTAATAAGCAATTATTATTATTTATTACTTCTAGAAACACATAAAAATTGATTTTTTTTATATTGTATTATTTTAATATATTACAATGACTTCACTATTAAAATGAACATTGATATAATACAATTAGTATCCGAATATTTAGATTTAATAGGACAAATAAGATTATGTAATTTAAATAAAGAAACTAGTGAATATATAAAAATATATGAATTATACGAATTGTATGGTAATCTACATTTATTAACACAAAAAATTATAGAACAAAAGAAATATAATTGCTTGCGAAAATTGAATGCACGTTACAATAAGAAAATAACAGATGTCAATCATTTATCGAACAGTTTAATAGAATTAAATTGCGAAGGATATAACGGTATAGACGATGAAGGAATAAAAAATCTAAAGAACTTACGAGTATTAAATGCAAAAGATAACATAAAAATAACAAATATTAATCATCTGTCAAATAGTTTGATTAAATTGAATTGTGGAGGTGTTTGTGGTATTGATGACGAAGGTATAAAAGATCTTAAAGTTTTACGAGAATTATACGCGAGTTATAACAAAAGAATAACAAATGTCAATCCTTTATCAGAAAGTTTGATTGTATTAGAATGTGGTGGTAATGATTGTGGAATTAACAATGATGGTATTAAAAATCTTAAAAAAATACAAAAATTGAGTGCATACTGCAATGAAAAAATAACAAATGTTAATCATTTATCAGAAAGTTTAATTGAATTGAGTTGTGCTGCTTATTGTGGAGGTTATTGTGGAATAAACGACGAAGGCATAAAAGATCTTAAATTTTTACGAACATTATATGCGGACGAAAACAAATATATAACTAATGTTAATCATTTGTCAGAAAGTTTGATTGTATTGCATTGTGGTGGTGGTAAATGTGGTATAGATGATGAAGGTGTAAAAGATCTCAAAAATTTGCAAAAATTGTGTTGTTATGGAAATAAAAAAATAGTTAATTTTAAAATAAAAATAATTTAAAACTTTACCAAAAAAATTGACAAAAAAAGATCAAATTATGGATGTTCCATATATTAAATAAAAAATGCTTCTTTCATTATTATCAAAAAAAACATTCATATTAACATTTATACATTTATGCACTTTTTGTCTTAAAATAAATTTGTCGAAATATTTACCATCAATTATTTCAGATTATGAAAATTATACCAATATATATCATTATTTGATAATAATATTTGTAGTATATCAGCTAGTAAATATGATACATACCAGATTTTTTTTTTGCATAAAAAAAGAAATAGCAAGCGCAACAACATTACTATATACAAACTCTTTAAAAAAATATATAACCAGCTCCAATTTACAAAAAAATAAGAGTTATGAGGCCAGTTTAATGGAAATTAGTACATATATAGAAATAATTTACGAAACATATATTTTAACAATGCCAAAAACTATCATTTATACTGTTTACTATATTTACTCCATATTTTCATACTCTTTTACATCTGGTGCGATTTTATTATTGATGGATTTGTGTGTAATATATTTCTACAAATACAGAGATATAACTAAAGAAAAAGTATACAGTGATTTATATGAAGCCAATTTCAATCTCAAAAATGAACAAAAAAATACGATAGACAAAGAAGATGTGACTAATCTAAATATTTTAATAAAAAAGAGAGACATAATGAAAACCAATGAAATTAGATATTTGAGTGATGAGATTAAATATTCTGAATTTATAAATAATCTTGTAGAATTAATGATATTTATTTTTGGTATAAAGTATTTAATTTTAAAGGAAATGAAACCTTTTGATTTAATATATCATTCTATGAAATCTGTAAATTTTATAAATCATACTGTTAATTTAATCGAACAACTAAATATAAAAACAAAATACAAAACACAATTGGATAACATTTATAGAATTCACGAAATTGATATTTAACAAAATATTTTTCCAAAGATAATATTATTGCTAAAAGTTTCTAACAAACATATTTTTTTATTTTTTTTAGGTTTAATTACTTTTTTAAACATAATCATTTTAACATATTTATCGTCAATTGACTCAATAATTACTGGTTCAACTATGTTATCACAGAAAAACATAAATTGTGATCCGATCTTTATGAAATTACTCTGAGACAATAGTTCAATACATATATTATCATCTAATATCACATTTTTTGGATTATCTATTATAAAAAGATTTTTTCCTAAATCTAATTTATCATTAGACTTTATTTCTATTGATGCAGTTTCATCCTCAAACATGTTTTTGGAATCAATCTGTTTTTTGTGTATGGTTCGAATTGTTATTGGAAAAAAGTTATTATTGATGGGTCCTATAAAATAGTTTTCAGATACATCTATATGTCCTTTGTTCATAACACCATATATAATGTTACCTCTATCAGGTATCAAGTATGTGTCATGAATCATAAATTCTGTTTTATGATCGATTTCATCATACAATTTTCTGTTTTTATTATTGTATTTTTCACTATATAAATCCAATAAAGTGATTAAATTATCAAAATTATTATTATTCACGTTGGATATACCAATATAATAGATATTGTTATGATGAATATTATTAATAAACTGACACAATTTTTTATTTTGAACATGTTCACTAATTACATTATAAAATTTGTTAATAAACATATCATCTAATGGCATAATATCACAACCAGTAAAAACGATAACAAATGGTATATTCAGAAAAACACATAATTTGATGCTATTAATAATTTCACAGCCTATTACACATTCTTGGTCAATAAAACATTCAGATGGACATATGACTATTACATTAAAATGAGGTTTCAGGGAAAATAAAGCGTTTAAAGTAGTCTTATAGTACTTGTTTTTGCCTGGTAAATCAGTGAGGGCAATTATTTTGTCAGATCGCAAAACAATATTTTCCCAATTAGTGTGAATATCAGACTTATAATTAACAAGTTTATTATTTTTGATTCCTACAATATCGTGTTTGATACTGGAAGTAAATCCAGAGTGTTGCTCATGCATATGTTTTAGAACAAGAGATCTAGCCAAACCATTGCCATTATCGAGTTGATTAAAGGTGAGATGGCTGATCAAAGTAGTCTTGCCATGACCACTTGATCCGAGAAAACACACTCGAGATTCTTTTATAAAATTACCATCCGCTTTTTTACAAACTATGACTTCGGCAACACAAAAATTATCAGGCAACATAATTTTATCAATATTCATAATCTTAGCTTGACATTTTGCACACACCTCTCTGATTATTTCCACAGAGGAATCTATTGTTTCAGAAGTTATCTGGGCAAATTCGCCATTATCTTTTATTCCTAAAAAGTAATGAGCCTCTGATTTACCAGAATTATTAAATCCTTCTTGAAGTCTCCAAAGCATTTGAGAAGCCATTTTCCTTATTTTATTTTTGTCTTTAAGATCCAATCTTTGTTTATATTCGATATTACCTTCTTCGATTTCGCATGGTATGGGTGTGTTTGAAATTATATAAGATCTTAACATTTGTATTAAAAATATATAGATATGGAATTTAAATTGAATATATTTCAAATTTTATATAATTTATTAAAAACAAATATATATATATAAATATATACGAGAATGAATATTACTTATTGTCCTTGTAAAAACGGAAAAAGAAATACCAACTGCTTCCCTAATGATATGGTATTATGCAATAAATCAAATAATAAAATTCAATGTGAATTAATTAATGATGTTGATAGTATGGGTATAACATACTTACCATGCAGAAAGAATGAATGTGAGGATAAAACAAGAGAATGTGAAATGTGCATTACCAAAGTTGGTGTATTAGATTATGGTTCAAAATGCCATCAATCTGAACACGCATCCATCAACAACGTGTGTTACATCAACAACAACAGAATTTTGGTTTGCGGATCTAATACCAAATATCCATTATGGTCATACTGCATCGATAACAATGGTTGCATATCATCTGAACCACAATTATGGAATATATTTTTGGGTAAGAGTCTTTCATTTGTCGGCAAATTATTTAATGGATATGGTGTGATTCCTAAAAAATCTTTCCAATTAATATACTTTAAAGAAAATGACTGTGAATATAAGAAAATTAAATTTGAAGGATGCCAAACATTCTCTAATAAGCTTATAAGAACTATCACTGACTATGAATGCATATCAGGTTGCGATAAGAAGAATGATTTTAAGTTTGTAGGATTTTTCGTCAAATGCAATCAAATATACTTTGCAGTTCAATTAACGTCAAAGAAGAGACAAAAGTTAAGAAAATTATACTTACTTAAGTCTTCATTCAATTGTGAAAAATTAACTTTATGCGATGATGTTGCTGTAGTTGCTTCTTACAATATTTACAAATTAAGCAAGTGCAATCATATTAAGAAGGACGAAGCATTGAAGATGGTAGTTACAAGTTTAACATATAAGAACAATGAATTATTCATATTAACTTCAAGTGGTGCAAAGGGATATATTTGGAATACAATATTACCAAACAAGCCATTGTGCAAGCCTGAATGTAAGGAACAAACTCTCCACTTTAACAAAGGTAAGAAAGGTAACTTGTGCCTCAACAAACATCCAAGAGGAATAACTCATCTTTGCAGTGGTAAACTGTTCATCATTTGTGATCATACCGAATGCAATAAAAAGTATGAAAATAATTATTATATAGTCAATTATTAAATTAATTCAATATTTTTAACCAAAACATTTTTTTGTGAATATACATAAAAAATTGAATCTTTAAACTCTTACGATATCAATAAAAATTTGATTTATATAACACTATTCCTAAATGGGTATAAACGGATTTGGAAATTTTTATAAAAATAATTGTGCAAAAGAGAAAGAAGTAAATAACTTTCTCGGAGATGTATTGGTAATTGATGCAATATTTCAATTATTCAGATATGCGATAGCGTATAGAAAGAAAGGCAAAGATATGTGTAATCCTCAAGGGGAAAGAATAATTCATCTGTGGGCTTTGATGAAATACACATTATATTTGTTGAGAATTGGTATCACTCCTTTCTATGTTTTTGACGGTAAGTCACCTGATTTGAAAAAAGATACCATCGAAAATAGAAATACTATTAAAAGTAAAGCCCTTGTAAAATTACTAAATTTAGAAGATGATAAAGAAAGCAAAGAATATATTAAAAATTTTAAAAAAACATATTCATTGACAAGTCAAGAAATTAAAGACTGTTTAGAATTATTGGATTTAATGGGCATCCCAAATATTAGAGCAAAAGGCGAAGCTGATTCATATTGTGCTGCTCTCAGTAAAACTGACAAATTTTATGGAGTCATATCAAATGATACTGATCTGTTAGTGTTTGGTGCTAAAAAATTATTAAAGAATTTTTCTGGAAAAAAAACTGTTGAAGAAATATCTCTTGAAGATGTTTATAAGTTTACAAAGTTTAAAGCAAATGAAATTCTTATGGCTCATAATAAAGATCCAATAAATGACAATTTTATAACTCATGAAATGTTTGTCGATTTTTCAATTTTATTAGGATCTGATTACACTCCTCATATCAAAGGTTTTGATAGTAAATTATTGTTTGAACAATTTGTTCTAAATGAATTCAATATTGATAAAACAATAGCTGCTCTTAAAAATATGATCACTTCTCTTCCAAAAAATAAACACGATGCGTTTATTCCAGAAAACTTTCTAGAGAAGGCGCATAAGGCAAAACAATATTATTTACAATATGTATCGACTAATATTGAAATTGATAAGGCAACTTACGCATTGAGAGAACCAAACAAAGAAAAACTTCATAGTTTTTTGTGTGAAAAGCATGGTTTCACGGAACAATCAGTCGTTAATTTTACTGAAGAATTAGAAAAGTTCTATTTCACCCTCAGAGCTTTTAATAATAAAAAGAATGACAGTGCGTTTAAAAGTTTCAGAGGCTACCAATTCAAATATTATCAGAACCTATTTGATCCAAAAATATCAAAGAACAAAAATCGTCTTTACAAAGGTAATTTTATAAAACAAAAACATAAAGAAATTACAAAACCAGTAAAAAAGACTAATATTATAAACAACAATATGACAAATCGTTTTGCTAGTTTAACATTTTTAGACGCATAGATTCTTTATTTATTCAAAAAAATTGACATTCTAACGTCATGATTATAAACAACAGATATAAGAACATATTTACATAAATAATTAATGACAGACAAAAGAGATTATTATGAAATTCTTGGTATATCGAAAAACGCATCAGCAGAAGAAATAAAAAAGAGTTATAAGAAATTGGCATTAAAATGGCATCCAGATAGAAATTCTGATAATAGGGTTGAAGCAGAAAATAAATTTAAAGAAATAACAGAAGCATATGAAGTTTTATCCAATTCTGAGAAGAAAGATTTATATGATAGATATGGTCACGAGGGACTCAAAAACGATGGTTATGGTGGACCAAGCGGAGATTTTATGAATGATATTTTCCGCAGTATGTTTGGTATGGGTGGTAATGATGAGGATGATGATGATGTTCCTCCGATCGAAACTCATGAAAGTTGTACATTGGAAGAATTATATGTTGGCAAAAAACTTAAAAAGAAAATTGAGAGACATTCATTATGTTCAAAATGTAAAGGTACTGGTTGCAATGATGGGGTACAACACATATGTAAAACATGTAAGGGTAAAGGTGTTATCACTGGAATGAGACAAGTGGGACCATCAATGTACACACAATTCACAGCTAAATGTAAAGATTGTGAGGGAACATGTTTAGATAAAAATGTACCAAAATGTGTATCATGCAAAGGTTCAATGTCTATAAAAGAGAAAGTTGAGATAACAATAGAAATACCCAAAGGATCATATTCAAAAACTCCAATTATAATTCCAAATATGGGCAATGAAATTCCAGCCAATGAAAGAAGAAACGGAAAATCAAGATCAGATGTATACGTTTTAATAAAAGAAATTCCTCATGATAAATTTAAGAGAATGATACCAATAAGAGGAAGAAATTCAATTGATCCGTCTGCATTATTCATTGATGTAGAAATTGATTTGGCGGAATCATTGTGTGGTTTTCAAAGAAAGATCAAGTTTTTAGATGGAACTGATTTTGTCATAAATCAAGATTCATTGGTCAAAAATGGTGATACATTCGTAATTGAAAACAAAGGTATGCCAAAATTAAATAAGAACAAAAATGGTGATTTATATGTTAATATAAAAATAAATTATCCTGATGAGATTCCTAAGAATATTCAAACAAAACTCTGGCAATTACTCACCAACAAACCTTATAAAGTCAAAGAAAATGATAAAAATGTATTGAATATGACCAAAATGACCAAAAATGATCATGATGACTCCGAAAATTACGGTTCAATGCCAAAAGGATTTGCAAGAGCTTTTCCTGGTGGATTCCCTGGTGGATTCCCTGGTGGCAATGGTTTTAGCTTTAGTTCTTTCTTCAGATAAACTTTATTTATTCATCTTGTGTTGTTTTTTCTTGTTCTTTAAATGACACTTCACTATTTTTTTTCTTTTTCTTCTTTTCTTCTGGAGGAGACGAAAACCATTTAGAATATATTATATACGCCACAACTAGAGCAACAAAAGCTATAAATATATATATTGTTGTTTTGGATAATTGAAACCCAAATATTGAATAATAATCTCCCAAAACTGTTGAAACTGCTTCAGCAACAGGTGGTGGAGCTACAGTATTTTGTGGTGTTGGCATTTTTATGTTTTCCTTTAAAATACTTTTTGGAGCAACATTGTTATTAAATTGTTGAGGTCCAACATTATTGGTAAATTGTTGAGGACCAATATTATTATTAAATTGTGGTGGAGCAGCATTATTGGTAAATTGTGGTGGAGCGACATTATTGTTAAATTGTGGTGGAACAGTATTATTGTTAAATTGTGGTGGTTGTTTTAATTGTTGCATTGCGTTGTTAAATTGTTCGGGATTAATATTGAATTTTACATTCTTTGCAATATTATCTCCTAAGTTTATATTATTAGGAATATTGGTTTCTGCCATTAACTATATTTATTTTAATAGATAATTATTAATAAAATAAGCACGCAGTTTATAATAAATTTTATCTTATATATTGGTATAAATAAATAAGCATGAAACTATTCGCAGTATACGACCATCAAAATGATATTGAGTTAGAAATTTATATGGGTGAAAATGCCAAAGACAATTGGGATATTATTGATATGTCATCACAGAATGACATATGGTTTCATTTGGAAAGTCATCCATCACCACATGTTATGTTAAAATTACCAAATAATATTAAAAATATATCGAAGCAGACAATAATGTTTTGTGCTGCTATTTGTAAACAAAATAGTAAATTAGCAAATTCATCAAAAATATCAGTTATTTACACTGAAAGAAAAAATATAACTAAAGGTAAAAATGTAGGATCAGTATTTACAAAAAAAGTAAATTCAGTGACTATATAAACAGATTTTGTTCGACCATATTATATAAATCTTCAAGTGTACCGTTATTTATTAGTTCATTATCAATATTTTTTAAATTATCAATCATTGTTTCTGATTCGTGATTATCGACAAGGTTCACTGAAGGTCTGACAACACGAATTATTTGACAATGTGAAAATTCTTTTTTTATACTATCAATTTCATTTTGGAATCTTATATCTGATATCATAAAGTTCGAAGTAGGATTTAATTTTAATTCACATTTCATTGTTTCTATCAAACATTTTACCCAAAAATTATCTTGGATGTCTGGTATTATTTTGCACATTTGCTTTCTAATTAAATCTGTTCCAATATACTGAAATATTTTTCTTGGAGAAATATTCCATCTCATATCAATTTCTTCTTTTTTATTACCATACAACTGATCATCGTTAAATTCAAAAATAATTTTACAAACTTGTTTAAGGGGATCCGCAAAAGCAATCTTATTAAAACCGTACTTGATACAAATATAATCAGATACTGTGTCCTTGCCATTGTATTTTTTACCAGTTATTCCAATGACTTGTGGCAATTTTTGTTCCTTAATTACATTGATCATATTTGTTGTTTTATGAGTTTGAACAATGTCTAAGGATTCATTTAAATGCTTTATCCAATTTTCTTTACTAATATGTGGTATTAATTTGTATGTTTCTTCTTCAAGCAAATATTTCCCCACAAATTCTATTATTTTATTTGGAGTCTGTTTCCAATTATCCATTTCCATATCTAATTTTTCGTCATTGAATTTAAACAGAATTTGACAAACAAAATATATTCTGCTTTTTTTGTTCATGATGATAGTTTTTTATCAAATTAACTTGATCAATAATGTCAGACAATACATTTATCAATTTTTATCATTAAAAAAAATTGATAAAAAAAGTAATATAATTATGTTTCATAAGTGTATGCATACATTATGTCAATTGATCATAATGACGATATAGATCTAACTTATTTACCTTATGAATCTAACAACTGTGATATCCAATCCGTGATAACTATAGATACAAATTCTGATGTCGAATCGAATCTTAGTCAAATTAACGATGATAGTTCTGATGATATGGATATAGAAGCTTATTTAGGGAAAAATAGAAATCATGAACATACGCCTTTTCTTGATATTATAAATCCAATCGAAAATTATTCAAATAGTACTCATAGTTTCAAGTTAAAAGATATAGTAAGTTCAATAAGTAATAGTCATAATATGACTGTAGATAATTCCAATTTTTGTAATTATATTTTATGTTTTGTATTTATCACAACTTGTTTAACGACATTTATGGTTATTTTGTAATAAATTTGAAAATAACATATTTAAATACTTAAATTTTAGAATAATTATTGAATTGTTATGAATATTGATAAAGTAAACAAGCAAAATAATATGCCATGGGTAGATAAATATAGACCCAAAAAATTAGATGATATTGTTCATCAGGAGGAAGTCATAAAAGTCTTAAAAACGACTTTAGAAACGGGACAATTACCGCATTTGCTATTGTACGGATCTAGTGGCACAGGAAAATGCTTGGGAATAAACACACCGGTTATTATGTATGATGGTTCCATTAAAATGGTACAAGATGTAAGACAAAATGATTTATTAATGGGTGATGACAATACTGCTCGAAAAGTATTAAGCTTAGCAAGAGGAAAAGATAAAATGTACAAAATAATGCAGGATAATGGAGATGATTATATTGTAAATTCGGAACATATTATTAGTTTGAAATTATCTGGTTCGTTCTTAGAAAAATGGGATGAAAAGAAACAAGAATATCGATTGGTTTGGTTTGAAAATCATGAAAAACAACAAAAGTCATTCACATTTAATCAAAAAAATTATTTAAAACAATTCAAACAGGATTTATTGACAAAACAATGTGTGAACAAAAAAGGAGATATATGCGATATATCAATAAAAGATTATTTAAAAAAGTCAAAAGAATGGAAAAGTTTATATAAGGGATTTAAATGTCAACAAATTAATTGTTGGAAAAAGAAAGAAACAAAATTTGATCCATATGGAATTGGTTACAGATTGGTTAATGAAGAAATAACAGACGAGCAATTTGATAATTATAAAATAAATGATATTGAAACTAGATTACAATTTTTGGCAGGATATTTGGATGCGAACGGACATATGGATAAAGAAAATAATTTTGAAATCAGTGTAAAATGTAAAAAAACATTTGATCACATAGTATTTATTGCCAGATCACTTGGATTAAAAGTCGAAAAATCAAATACACTTAGCAATATGGCTAAAATATATGGTAAAGTACCAACAAGAATAAAAAAACAAAAATTAGATGAGCATAATAATGAAAATTTATATGGAATAAAGATAAAAAAATTAAAATATGATAATTATTATGGATTTGAAATCGATGGCAACAAAAGATTTATATTAGGGGATTTCACTGTGACACATAATACATCAACAATATTGGCTGTGGCTTATCAATTGTTTGGACCAAAAATATTCAGGGAAAGAGTTATTGAATTGAATGCATCGGATGAAAGGGGAATAAATATTGTAAGATATAAAATAAATACTTTTGCTAGAACTGCAATTGGAAATGTAGATCCTAATTACCCTTGTCCACCATTTAAATTAGTAATTTTAGACGAAGCTGATGCAATGACAACAGAAGCTCAATCTGCTTTAAGAAAAGTTATGGAAGAGTTATCCAGTATCACAAGATTCTGTTTTATTTGTAATTACAAAAATCAAATAATAGATCCAATAGTATCCCGATGTATGAAGTTTAGATTCAAACCAATTAATAAAATTTCAATGTTCAATAAACTAAAGGATCTTTCTGAAAAAGAAAAGATGACTATAGATGATAACAGTCTGAAAGCAATTTCTCATATAGTTAAAGGTGACGTTCGAAAAGGAATTATGATATTGCAAAATCTAAGGTACATACAAAATTATAAATCAAAAATAACGGTAGATGATGTTTATAATATGACCGGATACACTTTTCCTGAATATATAAAACCAATATGGAATTTGTGTTTGAATAAAAAAACAAAGATAGAAACAATTGTGTCAAAACTTGATGTTATAAGACGTAATGCAACTCCAATAACTTCCATATTAGAAAATTTGCAACAAATTGTAGTTGACAGTAATCTTGACGATGATAAAAAGTCTAAAATTTGTTTGCATATAGCTTCAACAGAGAAATGTCTAACAGATGGTGCAGATGAATACATTCAACTGTTAAATATATTCAGTTATATTTATGGCCTCGTAAATGGACATATAACATATGTTCCTGATAATATATGTTAAAAATTGAATAAAAAAGTATATAAACAAAACTTGTGATTAAATGATATTATGAATTTAGAAAAATTGAAATTATGTTTTGATAAAGGAGGCAATATTTATTTTAAATATTGTGATAAATATTATGATTTAAATATAGAGGCTGACAATAAAATTAAATTAGAAATATTGCCTAATTATAATTGTGTTAATTTAGATAATATTAAATTTGGTGAATTAAAATTATCGAGCGATTCTGGCTCATTGAGAGGTAAAGTTCAAAAGGAAATAATCAAATCATCAAATAATGATGAAACAGATGAAGATTATCACGAGAGGCTTTTTATGTACGAAAATGAAGAATTCGCTGAATTTTATGGTTTGGATTCTGATGAGGAACAAGAAGAACAAGTCAAATTTGTGGGTAACAAAGATAATATAGATTTTTGCGATTTTGATGATGAAAGTAATATAGCTCTCTATGATACATTATTGTACGATAATGATAACTTGTATTTTAAGACTTCACTAATCGGAATAGAACCATCTTATAGACTCAAAATATATAAAGATGGTTCAATAAATTTTCGACCTATTGGAGATAAAGAACAAGTTTATACATTAAATGCTGATAATGATAATTTATGGTTGGTCTTGAAAATTTAATTGTTCAAAATTATTATTCATCTTTTCAAGTTTGTTTTGTAGCAATAAATTTAATTTATCAATGTTCACAATAAGTTCATCACACATACTCCCATAATATATTTCAGTAAATAATTCCAATTCTAATGATTTATTATACCATTCCTCTGTTGATAGAGGTAATTTTGTTTCTACTTTCTTTAGTTCATTTATATTATAGGGAAGTTCTGGTTCTTTTTGTTCTTTCTTTTCTTCTTTATCTAATTTGACTTTTTTTAATTTATTAATTTGATCAATGATTTGAACTTCTGAAATTTCAAATCTTGAAGTTTTTTGAACATTATTATTTGGTACATCTTTTTTAACCGGAATACTCAACTTTGGTACCTGGAAAACTGGAGGCAATGGTGGTGGAGGAGGTGGTGGGGGTATTGATTGGGATACTTGTTGTACACTGCTTCCACTATGAATTCTGATATCACTTGTTGCCATTTTAAATAATGATTTTTTTAAATCAATACAATTAAATTTTTTAATTTGTAATACTTTCCATACAATCCACGCTTCTGAAGTTGATGCCACAATATTATCTAGTTCTAATATAATACTAATTAATGAATTTACTTTGAGATGACTAGAATCCAATTCTTCTTCATTTTCATCAAATATTGGTATATCATTTCGTATATCCAATTTAACAGTCGTAGGTAAGTTTTTTCCTGTGTTGAAAGAAATTTTGATATTTTTAATAGAATCAAATATACTATTTTTAAAACATGCTAAAACTTTATTTTGTAACTTGTTTAAATATTCTAAAAATTTTTTGTCATAATCACTGGTTGTTAGTGCTACTGTAATATGTGTCGGTGTTCTGTCTATTATTTTTGCTTTTGGAATAAAAAACCAAAATTTATGTAATGGATGATTTATATCAGCATTGTATAGTCCTATTTTATAATAACTTATTGCATAAACTTTTGGTTCTCCTATTATGATATTGTGTTTATCCGAATTTATATTAGTAATCAATTCATTTATCATGTTATCCTATAAATTAATATACTGAACATATACTTAAATATTATTTATTTAAAATATCAAATTTTTGTACATTACTTAAACATATCTGTATAAATTATCATATAATGAGTTCCAATAAAAATTCAGCTGTAAATTTCGCTGCTATGTCCAAAGAACAAAAAAATGAATATATCAAAAAAATTATAGCGAATTCATCAGTAACCAGACATCCTCTCGATGAAGCACGATCAAAAAATCATCAATATAATTTTTGGAGTAAACAACCATGCGTAAACAATGAAAATGATATGACATTGTCAAGACCGATTCACGAAAAACTAGAAAAAGTAGAAATATCAAATGAATTGACAGAAAAATATAAAGTAAATATGATTAAATTAGATGACGATAATCAGATGAAAGAATATACGAGATTTTTAGAGATCAATATGATAAATAATAATAAATTGATCAATTTTGTTCATGATGTGAATTATCTTAAATTATTATTGGGAAAAAAGTATCTTATATTGACAACCAAATACAATGACAAAATAAATGGAACAATCATGTGTTCCATAAAAAATATGAGAGTTGGTGATAAAAAAATAGAAATGGCATCTGTAAAATTAATTTGTGTTAAACATTCACAACGAAACAAGAGATTTTTCGAACATTTGGTTAATTTACTGCGAAACACACTTGTTGATATGAATGTTCATTATGGAATGTTTCTAACGGACAGATATATTCCCATACCAAATTCTAAACTAGATTTATATTATCGTCCTCTGAACTTCCATAAATTATATACGTGTGATTTTTTTAAAATAGATGATAAGAAAAATCTAGAAAAGGCATATAATTATAATAAAAACAAGTTTTCTCTCAAAAAGAAAAAAATAGATGCAGTTCGAGTCGATGAATCGAATATAGACAAAATATATCAATTATATTGTCAGTATATGGACAAATTTTATTTGTATGAAAATATGTCACAAAAAGAATTTACTGATTTTGCCAATGAAAATATGACTTTTGCAATGAAAGATCAAAAAGATAATATTGTTGATTTTTACATATTCGGCAATTGTTCCATCAAGCATTCAAATATCAGTCTAAAAGCTGCATTATTGTTAATTTATTCTAATAATTCAGTTGAATATACTCCAACCAATATTGTTGAACATATGTCACAAACTGCATTTGAGAAAGAATATGATTTATTATTACTATACAATAACTTCGAAAGTAATGTATGTTTACAAGAAGTAGACGGACAATACCTGAAAACAGGGAATGTGAGTTATGTTAACTTTTATAATTGGAAATACACAAAATTAAACCAAAATCAAATAGGATTTCTTTAATATTTAAAGTGTTCTTTTACAAACTATTGAAAAATATGTTTTGTCTTGTACATATTTTTTTGTAAAATCGTAATCTATTTTTTTAAGCATTTTTTTCACAAAACTAATTATTTCATCATCCTCAATGTCATCATCCTTTGTGGTATCATACGACTCTGATTTAATACCAAAATATTCTATCAATTCCTTTGAATATTCTTTTAAAACACTGTTATTATGTTTTCTGTTTTTGGTAATAACATCAAAATCTATTCGTTTGAATTCAGTTAATTTCTTTAATTGAATTTTATAAGGATTTAACCATATATTCAGAAACTTCAGTATAACATCATATTTTATTTTTGCCAAATTTAATGTATACTCATCAAATCTTAATTTGTATTCTATCACTGTTTCTGAATCATTATATATAGGAGGTTTTGGAATCTCAGTTTTTTCTGGAGTAATTTTCTTCATATAAATACTAACGTTGATATAATATCAATGTTATTGTTATATACATAATTTTTTTCAATATTTTTCCTTGTCAAATATTATCTTATGAGTAACAGCATAATAAAATCACCCATTGATCACAGAAACTACAAACATTGTATATTAGACAACGGTATTCAAGTGTTGGGCATATCTGATAAAAAATCCAGTTTATCACATGTCACATTAACAGTGGCAGTTGGATCGTTTGATGACGGAGAAATAGAAGGAATATCTCATGCATTGGAACACATGATATTCCTAGGAACAAGAAAGTATCCCGATGAGAATTATTTTTTTGATTATATTTCGAAAAACGGCGGACAAACCAATGCTTACACTGATAATGATCATACATCCTATTATTTTAGTGTGGAAACAATGGCGTTAGAAAAAGCAATTGATATATTTAGTAATTTTTTTATAGATCCTCTGTTTGACGAAAAGTTAATCAAAAACGAATTAAAATCAGTTGATTCCGAACACAAAAAAAATATAGTTTCAGATGACTGGAGATCACTGCAATTGCTCAAAACAATATCAAACAAAAATACTCCTTTCTGTAAATTTACTGGGGGTAGTAAAAAAACTTTGGATATACCTGATATTCACAAAAAAATAAAAAAATTTTACGAAGACAAATATTCTTCAAACAATATGAAAATAGTAATATCCAGTGATTGCTCAATCGATTTTTTATGTAATATCACAAATGTTTTTTTCGGAAAAATAAAAAAGAAAATTGTGTATATTCCTCGATATTTTTCGTCACCTTTGAATACTCCAAAATACTTGCAAGTAGTTCCTGTTAATCTGTATAGAAAATTACAAATATGTTGGCATCTGCCTTTCGACTTAAATCACATCAACATAAAACCCACTACATATATATCACATATATTGAATTATCAATCCGAACAAACTCTGATACACTATCTTAAAAAGCATGGTTTTATATCAAATTTTATTTGCGGAAATCTTGAGAAAATTGGTAATAACACAATATTTATGATAGAATTTGATATGACAATTAAGGGAGAAAACAATGTATCAGTTATTTTCAATAGTGTGAATGATTATATTGATTTGATAAAAAAAACTTTTCGAGACAATGTGAGAAAAATGAAACAAATATATAATGAATTAAAAACATCATCATGGCAATCCTTTGTATATGACAATCGTGATGATGATAATTTTACTAATAATATTGCAAAATTATGGTCAAAATATAATATTCCTGTGAAACAATTGTTAATGAGTGAATATCATTTTATGAATTTTGACGAAAATGTTAAGCATATAATTGAAGACTATTTAAATTATTTTAACAATGAAAATGTTGTGGTAATACATTCATCACCAAAATTTAAAGGAAAAACAAGCAAAATAGAAAAGTGGTATGGTGGTCATTATAATGAGTATCAAAATTTAAGTAAAATTCAGAAGAACACAATAAAGACAAAATTATTGTTACCCAGGAAAAATAAATTCATTTGTAATAACATCCAAACAATCAATAATTTTGATAAATCAAATGAATATCCAACCGAAATTTATAATAGTGATGGATTAAGAATTTTTCATTATTTTGATGACATAAATAAGCTCATTCCTAAAACAGTGTTATATGTCTATATTAAATTCCCAAAAGTTTTAGACAACATCATTAATTATCTAATATTTAAAATTTACTTTGCTCATATAAAACTTAAACTAAATGACTTATTGTATGAAGCCGAAGTTGCTGGATATAATACGGAAATCACATCACACAGAAATAATATAATTATCAAGATTTTTGGATTTAATACATATTTTAGCAAAGTTGTTGAAATTATAGTTAATAGGATAATTGACAATACAATAAATCGAGAAAATTTTAACAAAATAAAGGAACGATTGTGTTTGGAATTGGAAGATTGGAATAACCGAGATAATTTAGATGTAATGAGTGACGTTATAAATTTTGGAATGGATGATAAAACTTTTCCAGTTCAAAAACAATTACAAGACATAAAAAAAATAACAAAGAAAAATTATGATTATTTGATTGACAAAGTTATGGAGAAATCAACTATTGTATGCTATCTTCACGGTAATATACTAAATTATGAGGCTCTAAGCGTAGGTATAAAGTTTAAGAAAATAATAAAAGAATTCTATGAAATAAATATAAAAAATCTAGTTATAACTAATAATAACACAAATAATTTCATAAATATTAAAAGAAATCATAATATTGTACCCTTAGTAATTTATTGTTGTAATATTGATCATATTAGGCCGGGTTTTACTGAAGATTGGAGTTTGAAAATATCTTGCATTAAACTTTTGGATATTTGTATAAACAACAAATTTTACCATGAATTGAGAACAAAACAGCAATTAGGATATATTGTTCATGCTATGTCTAATAAAATTGGAGATATAATGATTCCTTATTATCAGTTTAATTTCATTGTTCAGTCAGATAACGATAGTAATAAGGTAATTGATTCTATTAAGAATTTTTTGGCGGATTTTTATGTAAAATTAAGAAATATGTCAAAAAATGAGTTTAATAATTATAAAATATCTCTGATAAATAAACTACATGAAAAAGAATTTGTGATGGATATAATGGCCAATAATAAATTTTATAATATTATTTCAACTGATCAGGTTTTTAATGAAAAAGAAGTAATAATTGCCACGTTAAATAATTTGAATCTTGACGATTTTGTTAATTTTTATAGAAAATTTATTTACGGATCAACAAATAATAATTCTTCGGTATTTTTATTGACAAAAAATTGAAATTATAATATTATTACAAATAGTATCTTATTATGTATAATATTATGGCAAATGAATATAGAGAAAAATTTCCATATGCATTCAAATTTTTGGATGAATATGAAAACAAATTGAATGAAGATTTAGAAAGTCTCAACAAAAAAGAAGAGATAAATATTTCTATGAATATCCCAAATGATTCAGATCTTGACTCTTTTGTTACAAATTTAAAAAATGTGTCTTATGAAAAGCGCAGTGAATTGATAACGGAATATATGTCTAAACTAAATTTTGATTTGGATGAAAATAAAGACAAATTTACTACTTTTTCGGCAAGAATGATTGATCTACAATTGACTAAAACTAATCAAAAATTAGAAAGAATATCTAAAATAAGAAATGATCCGTCCATGTTGCACCGAATAAACGCAGATTGCCAAAAAGAAACTAGTCAAGCAGAAGAGGCATAGTATTATTTACGATGACTAGATTTGAGATTTTTTTTTATTTTTTGCTTTAATCCATCAAGTTTTACTGACAAAATTTTATCTATCTGTTCTTGCATTTCATCTAAACTATCATTATTGTTATTTTTTTTATTTTCTAGTCTGTTAAATCTATCTTTTAACATATTAACCTCTGAATTTAACTCTGTTAACATTTCTAATATTTTCAAAGTGTCGCTTCTTAAATCTGAAACAGCACTGACAATATCTTTGCTTGACAATTTATCATTTATATTATTATTATTATCTGTATTTTTTTCTCTGGTTTCGGTGACAGGAGTTTCTAGGATTGCATCATCATCTGAGTCATCATTGTTATTGTTATTATTATCATTTTTTTCTTTTTCTTGACGGAGAAGTTTTGATAATTCTTCTGTAATATTATCTGTTGCATTTACATTGTTCATTTCTATATCTATTATATTTATTTTTTTATTTGCATTTTGATCGAACAAACCAGTATTCGTTAAGACTTAAAAATTATAATCATATTATCAATTAATAACAATAATATGTTCGTAAATAAATTTATAAACAAATTTATAAATAACAATGAATATAACACATTTTTTAATAAATATAAACATGTACTTTCTGGACTGAGGACTGTGGAAGATTGTTTTTTAATTTTGGAAAAATCATCGTTTCCAACAGAACAAAGAAAACTATTATTGGGTTTAATACATGGCAAAAAATCTGAGAAAAGTATTGATTATGTTTTGATGTCTGAAATAATAAATGATCTTAACAGTTATAAGTACAGAGAAGAAGTGTACGCCCATTTGCCTCAATTTATGACCAAAACGAATAATTTGGCACAGATCAAAACTTTCACAAGAATAGCAAACTCAAAACCATTAAAACCAGTGTGTGTATCCGTAAAAGAAATTAAAAATGCTCCAATACCAAATGTCCTAAAACCATGTCCTCATTGTGGACACATGTGCAGTGCTCCAAAATTCTCCGAGTATATAATTTGTGGTTTTGGTGACCATAGTTATGATTGGGAAGGATGTGGAAAAGATTGGTGTTTCAAATGTGGAAAGGTGTTATGCAAATCATGGAATAATGATATGTTATTTATCGAAGAGAATAGATTTCATGATATGGAGTGTTGTAAACGACATTCAATCTCAAGTAAGAAACTATATCCAGAAGAATATTGTCAATGCAATAACAATTTTGTTAAAAGGAATGTGGTTTCCAGTTTTTAAATATTTTATTATAATATTTAGAAATATATATTTATTATTTTGTTAAACAATTCAAACCACAGCTCAAGAATTTCATTAAATATGGATAAGTATATACAATAGTAATACCTAACATACCCCATAATAACATATGTCTAAAGCTAACTATACCATCAATATTTAGCGGTTCATTACTATAATCCCAATCTTGTAATATACAACCCGGATTTGCTCCTCTTCCAGCATTACTGAAATATTTGCCAGTAATATATTCTAGTACTGAAGCAACAAATCCCAAAACTAGAACTTTAATTATTAATTGGAATAATATGTCTATATTATTAATTCCAGTATAATTTAACAAATAATCTACAAATATGAATAAGAATGCTCCTATACCGTATAATGGAAAAGCTGTTATGACGGGATTTGTAAGCTTGTAATAATAAGTTCTTCCCATGAAATAATAACTCATACTTTCGAGTGTCGATCCCATGTATGAATAAACAAAAAATGCTATTATATTCGCTATTATCTCTGTGGTCATTATATTGATATATAATTATACTTATATAAAAAGTAAATTTAATAAAAAAACAATATTTATCAGACAACTAAATATGGAAACTTTTAAAAATTGTTGTTTATTTTATTGTTTAAAACATTTAATTCTTTCAAAGAAGGAAGTTTACGAATTTCCTCTGGAATATACGTTAAATTATTATTATTTAAACTCAAATATTCTAGATTTATAAGATTACTAATTTCTTTTGGTATTTTTTCTATTTTGTTAAAATCAAATTCTCCCTTCTTTAATTTAATTAAATATCCTAATTCTATTGGTATTTCTTTTATTTTATTCTTTTCAAGAAAAAGGATCCTCAAATTTATTAGTTTGGAAATTTCTTTTGGTATGTACTTTATCTTATTTCTTGCTAAACTCAAAATTTTTAAATTAATAAGATTGAATAATTCTAAAGGTATTTCTTTAACATTACAATTGTCAATCACTAGTGTTTCGAGTTTCAATGCATTACCTATTTCCCTTGGTATTATAAAAGATTTTCTATCAAAAAGTTGCATAAATTCTTGTTCTTGATAAAGATATTTTAAAAAACTATCGTAAGATTTCAGTAATCTTAGATATTCATATTTCCAATTTTTTTGTGTATCATTTAGAATTAAAAAATGTTGATTTCTTTTTATCAAAAAATTATTATATTTCAATTTCCAAAATACATTATTTTCTTCTAATTTTGTTAAAAAACAAATATTTTTATTGAGTAATTTGACAGTTTTACTTTCCAAAAAATTGGATATATAGGCAATAATATCGTCAGATAACATTGTTCATGAACAAAAATCTAAAAACTATTGAAATGTTTTTAATTTCAGTTTTTTTTATATGTTAAAGTCACAAAAATTGAAAAAACAAGTTATTAATTAATTTTTTAATACTGTTTATTATACAAAATGAACATTCAATTAAAGCAATTAGATGACGATAAAAGTTATTCCGGTCACGAGACTAACATTCAAAATTTTTGGAAGCAATTAAATATTTATGATAAATTACAGAATAAATTGGCCAATCAAGAACTGTTTAGATTCATGGATGGTCCTCCTTTTTTGAGTTCAGTTTCTCTTCATTATGGCCACTTACTGCAATCATTTGCCAAAAATACAGTATTACAATATCAACATATGCAAAATAAAAATACCTTTAATAGATTGGGGTATGATACTCATGGTTTGCCTGTCGAAATGACGGTAAATAAACAGCTTAATTTACACACAAGACCAGATATTATTAATTTTGGAATTGATAATTACAACAGAGAATGCAAAAATTTTGTCAATTTCTGTTCAAAATCTTGGGAACCTATATTCGAAAAAATAGGAAGAATATGTGATTTTAAAAATCATTACAAGACTATGGATACCAATTTCATGGAAAGCGAAATATGGGTCTTCAAACAATTGTGGGAAAAAGGTTTGATATATAAAGGTTACAAAATTATGCCTTATTCAACTGCATGTGAAACGCCATTATCTAATTTTGAAGCTTCCGACAATTATAAAGAAATTAACACTAAATCAGTATATGTATTATTCAAAATCAAAAATCAGGACAATACATATTTAGTTGCCTGGACAACTACTCCTTGGACATTACCTTCTAATTTGGCATTATGTGTCAATCCGGAAGTCGAATACATAAAAGCAACCGATGAAAATAACAAAAAATATATTGTGTCAAAGGATTGTTTAAATAATTTGAAAATTAAGGTAAAGAATATTGAAAGTGTGGGAAAAGGAAGTGAATTGAATGGCGTCGAATATGAACCAGTATTCACTTATATGGATAGAGAAAAATATGTTGTTATAACAGATAAATTTGTGGAAGGAACTAGTAAAATAGGTTCAGGAATAGTCCATATTTCGCCATCTTTTGGTCAACAGGATTATGAAGTCTGTACAAAAAATGGTATTATTGAACCTCATGAAGTAGGTAAATATTGTCCAGTAGATGATAGAGGAAAATATACATCTCAAATTAAGGATTATGAAGGTCAATACGTTTTTGATGTAAATGACGCAATTATAATAAATCTCAAGAAAAGGGGATTGCATTTCAAAACTGAATCATATACTCACAGTTATCCTTTTTGTTACAGAACAGATACGCCGCTGATTTACAAAGCAGTATCAAGTTATTTCGTCAAAACTACTGATCTAAAGGATAAATTATTAAAAAACAGTGAAAAAATTAACTGGCATCCAAAGTCTGTTGGTGAACGATATAAACATTGGCTTGAAAATATTCAAGATTGGGGAATTTCTCGACAACGCTTTTTTGGTACACCTATTCCTGTATGGACGTCCGACGATGGTGAAGAACAAGTCGTCATTGGATCTATTGATGAACTTGTTCAATTGTCAGGAATAAAAGAAAGACCAAATGATCTGCATAGAGATATTATTGATCAAATTGAAATACCAAGTAAATTGGGTAAAGGTATGCTCAAAAGAATTCCCGATATTATGGATTGTTGGTTTGATAGTGCTTGTGTTCCATATGGCCAAATTCATTATCCTTTTGAAAATAGTGATGTTTGGAATACTCAAGAATACTTATCTGATTTTGTATGTGAGGGAGGCGATCAAGTAAAATTATGGTTTTATGTTCTTAATGTAATTTCTACTGCATTGTTTGATAAACCCGCATTTAAAGATGCTATTTGTACTGGAATAATTTACGATGAAAAGGGAGTTAAATTCTCTAAAAAATACGGTAATTTTAAAGATCCCATTGAATTATTAAATAAATATGGTGCAGATAGTTTGAGATTATATTTATTGAACTCTCCTGTGATAAATTATAATCCATTGTATTTTAATGAAAAAATAATTGCTGAAACTAAACAAAAATTAATTCCATACATCAGTGCTGTTAAATTCTTCGTGACTCAATATATAGATTTGCAAAAAAAGGGGTATATGTTTGATATTAATGCTTATAAATATTCAAATGTTTTAACTGATAAATGGATTGTATCTAGATTAGGGTCTCTTGTTATAAATGTACAAAATAAAATGCGAACTCTCCAAATTGACAAATGCATTGTTGAATTATTAGAATTCATTGAAGATCTTACTAATTGGTATATTAAATTTAACAGAGAAAGATTAAGGGGATTAGATGGCGAAACTGAATGGGTTGTGTCTTTATCTACACTATTTTATGTAATTTTAAATTTCATTAAAGTAATGACGCCATTCACTCCATTTTTGTCTGAGTATTTATATAATTCTATTAATAAACTAGACCAATATATTAATAAATCAGTATTATTATGTCTTTACCCTAACACTTCAGATTTTATTTTTAATGAACAAATTGAATGTCAAATGATGAGATTAAAACAAGCTGTTAAAATGGTAAGAGTTTTAAGAGACAAAACAGATAATCTGAAAACTATCAGGGTACCGATAAAAAAAGTTATATTTTATCATAATGATGAAGAATATTTGAATGATATTAGAACTATAGAAGAATTGGCTCAGGAACAAATGAATTGTGAATCATTTGAATATAAAAATTTCTCTGATAATGTATATTATAATCTTATTCCAAATCAAAAATCATTGGGATTAAAATATAAAGCTAAAGCAAAAATAATCAAAGAAAATCTCGATTTAGTCGATAAAATTAATGTGTTTAAATTCGCAAAAGGAGATATTGATGTCATTTATTTGGATATTTCTAATGAAAGATTTGAATTAACAAGAGAAGACGTTCAGGTTAATGTCAATAAGAAAAATGAAAATGATAAATATTTATCATTGACTGAATCTGATCTAATGATATCTATAGACACAACATATGATGAAATATCTCACAATAACTATCAAACAAGACTAATGCTTAGAGAAGTTCAAAAATTAAGAAGATCTGTTGGTTTAAATCCTTGGAATAAAATTAATGTCCATTTTAATTCAGATAATTCTTTACACCAAAAATTATTCACTGAAAATAAAATTCATTTTGAAAGTAAATTAAAGTGCTTAACAACAATTGGTTTTGAACCAGAAAGTGTATTTTGTAAAACAGAATTTGATTGGGAAGATTTTACGGGACAAATTCATAAAGTCAATATAAAGATACAATTATTAGATTAATAAAAATTGAAAAAAAATAGCTTTTATTTATAATTTTTTTATAGATATCATCAATAATATGAGTAAGTTTCAATTAGTAAAAATTTATCAAGATACACAAAAAATTTGTTCATCCTTTAAAACCAAACCATCCAGATTGTATGATATTTCAAAATTAAATGTTGATCTAAATAATAATGATATAAATGTATATGATAATTGTCTAATTGAAATAGAAAATGAAGATACATTAGATATGGCAATTAGATGTAAACAAAAAAATTTATCACCTCTCGTGTTAAATATGGCATCTGATTTTGTTCCTGGCGGAGGTGTACACAAAGGAAGTTCTGCTCAAGAAGAATGTATATTTAGAAGAACAAATGCCTATCAAACTCATCCAATAGAATGGTATCCTATGAGATTTAATGATGCTATTTACTCGCCCAAAGTTACAATAGTCAAAGATAACAAATATAATAAACTTAAATATTATGAAGATATTTCTATGATTGCTATTGCAGCAATAAGAAAACCATATTTGATTAATGGAAAATACACACAACAAGATTATCAAATTATGTATAACAAAATTAAGGCAATATTTGAAATTGCAATTATTAATAAACATGATAGTTTAGTTTTAGGTGCATTAGGATGTGGAGCATTTTATAATCCCCCTGATGAAGTAGCCCGTATATTTAAAATTTTAGTTGAAAAATATAAAAAGTATTTTAAATATATTGGTTTTGCAGTTCTGATAACTAAATATACTGATAATAATAACTACAATTATTTTAAAAATATATTTGTCTAATATATTATGGAATTAAAAATTTTATTAAATAACAGTAATATTATTATCAAAAACAATGAATTTATTTCACTTAATAAAATAAAAGATAAACCACTAATAAATTACAATTATGAAAAAGAAAAAAAATATACATTGATATTAGTGGATCAAGACGCTCCTTCTCATATCAATCCCATATTCAAATATTATTTACATTGGATAATAATCAATATTGATGATAGTGGAAAGAGGAATGAAATAGTTCCTCATGAATCTCCAAATCCTCCAAAAAATTCTGGAATATATAGATACAATTTTATGTTATATGAACAAAATAATATTATAGATTCAAATAATGTACTATTATTTATAAATAATAGAAGAACTAAATTCAGTCCTATTCAATTTACCACACTATCTAATAGAACTTAATGACTTTTCCATAAATTTTAATTTAATCTTATTAATTATTTTTATATTGAAAAAAAATAATTAATTACATTTTATTTAA